TATTGATTCTGGAGTACCAATTGGTTTACACAATTTATGGAGATCGTATTATTCAGGATTGTCCTCAATTGTATATGTATTAGCTAGAGATACAACAGAAGTAAATAATGGATATATAGTCCTTATAGATAATTCAAAGCTTGACGCTGGAGATGTAACTCCAATCGTAGGAACTTATATTGGAACTAATCCTATTAATGGTATAACTTCAAATCGCATATTATGAAATTTTCATTAGATACAGACGGAAATATTATATCATTAGGAATAAAAGGAGATTATGATTTTAATTCTAGTGATTTACCTTTTACAATAACAACTTTTCAAGATTGGAAATGGAACTCAACTGATGAAATTTGGGAGGAAATAATTATGGTACCAGAAGTAATAAGTAAATTACAAGCAACAAAACACATGCTTAATATTGGCAGGCATGATGAATTAATGGCAATAATTGATGCAGACATAACAGGCGAAACACGTTTGTTGTACGATGCGTCATATCAACTGTATAGAAATTCCGGGATGGTTAATCAACTTGGGGCTGCAATGGGTTACGATAGTGACGGATTAGATAATTTGTTCATCGAAGCAAATAAGATATTGTTATAATAAAGAAAAAATTTATATTTTCAAAACAAATCAGAACCCATTTATCATCTTTAATTGGAAAGCAGTTAGAAACTGAAAAACGAACAACCAAGATATGTTACAAGTACAAATACACGAAAAATATCTGGAAAAAAGACCAACCACAGGTGGCAATCCAGATTATGATCAAGTCTTAGCAGACTTCAGAGATAATCTTGTAGGGCTTTGGGGAATCAAACCAGTTCCTAAAGGAAATTATATAGTGGCTGATTTACCAGATAATATAGCTTCTAAGAAGTTTGATGTGGTAACTTTTCTAGCTGTAATGTTTGAGGATTTTACAAAAACAATGACTACCACCGTTTGCAGGGAAGGGGGGGATGTAAGAAATTGGAACCCATTCATAAAATTGGCCGAATCAGCTATTGATACAGAGATCCCAGAGGGATTGCCCAACTCAATAATTGCAGCAAGCTACGATACTGAGACAGATCCGGAAAATCCAATATTACTCTCTCCCGAAAGAAAAAAGACATGGAGAGAATGGATTGAAATAGGAGGCAATTATACATATGATTTAATAAATGGTTATTATTATTTTGTAAGTGTTGCTGGAAATAAAGGTTTCTATTTAAGTGGATCTCAATTAAAGTTGATTTATGATTCACCTGGAGTTACATTAACAACCTCTTTACCTAAATTACCAGAAGAAGAGGTATAATAGAGATAAGGAAAATAACTAAATTGATGAAATGGAAAGTATTAGGTGGATTTTATTACATTTATATAACTTCTTTAGTGGTCTAATCTTTGCCTTCGCTGGATATTTTGCTCCAGTAAAAGGTGTGATTCATGTGATGATTGCTGCAATAGTGATTGATCTACTGACGGGCATTAAGGTTGCGCATATGAGGGGAGAGGGGATTAAGAGTAGTAAGCTCTGGCGAACAGGCTATAAGATGTTGATATCGATTGCGATCGTATTCTTAACATTCTCACTCGATCGAGAGATGGGTGTTGTTGAGATTCATAAGTTTGTAGCCTGGTTGATAGTTGGGTTTGAAATATGGTCTATCTTAGAAAATGCAGGAAAGATGACTGATCATAAGTTATTCAGAATCTTGAAGAAGTTTATGGAAGAGAAAGTGAAAGAAACAACAGGCATCAATTTAGAGGAAGATAATGAGGTAAAATCAAGCAACAATGCACAAGCTAAGTCAAACATCAATGAATCACCTCAAAGGTGTTAAACCTGTTGTAATTTCATTGATCAAACGAGCGTTAGATAAATCGTCTCATGATTTTGGGATTCCTGAGTATGGAGGAAAGCGATCCACTGAAGATCAAGAGCATCTTTATGCGATTGGTCGTACAATTGAGTTAGATCGAAAACCAATCACTCATAAAGACGGAGTTAAAAGCAAGAGTATTCATCAATTTGGAATGGCTTTCGATATCTTTTTGTATGATGAGCATGGTGCATGTTGGAAGTGCACATCAAAGTATAAAGAGATTGCAGATGTGATTAAAGCTGAGTTTCTATTGATGCAAAAAGAGGGTCATTTTTGCACTTGTGAGAAATTATGTTGGGGTGGAGATTGGGTTAACTTCAAAGATTTACCTCATTTTGAAATCAAAAAGAAGTAGTATGTGGCATAAATTATCACTATTTGGAAAGGTGTTGTTATTTTTGGTCGGATTTGGATTCGGATTAGCGACAGGTTTTTATTATGGATCAAATCAAGCTCCAAATGAAGGAAATCAGATCAGTGTTTCTGTTGATGGAAAGGTGAAGGACGGATCAGATGTCAACATTCATTTAGATAATGTTGATCAATCGCAGAAAGAGAAGAAGGAGAAGAAGAAATTCTTAGGAATATTTTAACTAGAGAGAGGAAGATTTGCAGATTTCTGTAAAATTTTCCTCTTTTTTTGCTTTGCCTGTTGCATAGTGACTAAATCAGCCGCATCTTTAGGTATTAAAAACAAAGTTATAAAAAACACAGAAACACATTTCAGACATGAATCGTCAAGAGAAGAATCAATGGGCAATCGAATTAGGAATCTCTAATCCAGAGAACATGAAACTGAAACAATTACACAAAGAGATTATTGATGCTAATATTTAGAATCAACTAAAAAACTTTTTAAAGAGCTGTTAATTAATATAAGGTTATGAAAGCAAGAGTTGAAATCGAAACATTTGTAAAAGTTGATTCTCACTATCTACTGAGTAACACTTTAATTGAGATGAATAATCTTCTCTTTATTATCAGCCAGGCTGAGTCAGAGCAAGATTTTCGAGAACAGATGAGGAAAGTTCGATTCCGTTATTTGATGTTTGGATTTGGAGGATCTCATATGTGGGTCAAGTAGATCGGATACGAGTTACAGAATGAAAATTTAATCACAGTTTATTTAAAGTAGAGGATATGTGTTGTATTGAGTGTGGAGATCCATATGTAATCAATAAGCATTTCAAATTATGCCGAAGATGTAATAATCTTCGGCTATATGGGAATGAGTTCGGAAAAGTATATGAATATATACCGAAGCCGAAAAAGTTAATTAAAACCAAATATACCCCTCAAAAATCAAAAGGATTCATCCAGCCTTCAAAGAAAGGAAGCGAAAGGCGCGATCGAATGATTCAAAAGGATGAGGATCTTTATGAGAAGGTATTTAATTCTAAGCCTCACTTTTGTGAAGAGTGTGGACTTCCTCTCTCTGATCAATTCAGAGATGAAGATGGAAGAGTAATTGCTCGTTGGCAATACTCTCATGTGATTCCGAAAAGCATTGCACCCCAACTCCGTCATAAAGTAGAGAATATCAACCGACTTTGTCTAAAGCATCATGAGATGTGGGAAAATGGTGACAAACAATCCATGAAAATCTATGAGAAAAATGCTAAGAATTTCCCTAGCTATTTCTAAGGCTAATAATACTAATAAATAACACTCTTTCTTTTTTTCTTTCTTCAGATACTAGGGAGTAAAGAGAAAGAGTTCATTTTCAAGTAATTATAAAACAGTGAAAATTGATTAAAATTTAACTGTTGGAAATGATCAAATAAAGCTATACTTTTAGCTCATCAAAAACAAGGAAGAAGCTACTTGAGATAATGCTCATGCAAGCAATAATCAATAGATAAGTGGTTCATGTGGGTTCGAATCCCACCTTCCTCTCTAATTATAAAACTAGAATTATGCCTGCAAAATGTAAGGATTGTGGAATTATTTATAATGGATTTGATTTCAAAATGGTTATGTTGAAAGATGAATTATGGTCTCAAATAGTAGGCTCAGATTGGAAGATCTGTCTTTGTGATCGATGTATCGAGAGTCGATTAGATCGATCAATAAGAAAAGAAGACTTTAAACTTCTCGAAGATGGGAATCAAATTTGGTGTAATCTTGAGTATATGAAACGTTGGAAGATGCCGATGACTAAAGCAGAGATCAAGAGACTTGAATATATGCAAAATAAGTACAATAGTAAAATTTGAGGTATGAAAAATAAGCAAAAGAAACAAACAGTAGAATGCAATCCATTCGTAGAATATTGCATAGGTAGAGATGAGTTAGGAAGATCTCTTTATGTTAGACATTATCTAATCCAGAAGAAATGAGGAGCCCACATCAAAGAGTGATCGTATATGATCTCGAAACAGGAGGTTTAGAGAAAGATATTAATGGTGTAGCTGAGATAGCTATGGTTGTCGTTGATATGGAAACGCTAGAGATTATTGATGAATACACGAGTTTAATTCAACCATATTTGAATCTCGAATATTCTGATGAAGCGTTCGACGTTACCAAGTTATCGCTTGATATACTCAAGAATGAAGGACTTCCTTTTGATATAGTTGCCAAAAATTGTCTCGAGTTTATCGATAGCTATAAAGTAGGTAACTCAAAACCAATCCTAGCTGGCCACAATATCAAAAAATTCGACAATCCATTCTTCATAAAGTTTATGGAAGATTCGAAGATTGATGTTACTAAGCACATCAATCTCGAAGAGAGTGTGGATACATTGAAATGGGCTCGATGGATGTTCTACGAACTAGCAAACTACGAACTTGGAACAGTGGCTAGTGAACTTGGCATCACATTAGTTGAAGCTCACAGAGCACTACCAGATACAATTGCAAATGCAAAAGTATTTATCAAGATGATTAAGCAGCTTCGAGGAGAAGGAAGTGGCGGATCATCGTACACCAGAAGAAAGTTTAATTTTAATTTTTAGAATATGTTGGAAGAAATCAGAGATTTGAAACCTCAGGTTGAGGTTACGCAAGAAAAGGAGATCAAACAAGAATTTAAATTCTTAGGATCAGCTCGTCGCAAGAAAGGACAGAACCTTTATAGTTGGAATCCTTTGACCGGAGAAGTTGTTCAAGTTAATCTTACGCGAAGGATTGCTTTTGATATCAGTAAGAAGCAAGAGCAAGGTAATTTCAAAATAGTAATTAATCCTAATCACCCTCTACTTTGGGCGCTTAATCAAAAGAATGCTGAGAAAAAATTTCGAAAGATGCTTGCTCATTTGAAAATAAAAGCTTAATTTTGTGATCTAAATTTTTAGATATGGATAAGCAAAAGGTTTTACAGATCAAGGAACAGTATCCGTCAATTTGTTATGATTGTCAATATGCTAGAAGACCTTGGTCAAATGAGTTTCGCAACGAAGGATATGTTGGATGTTGTTTGAGAGCTCTCGATCCTCCAAGAGATCATCATGAGATTGAAGTTGGAGAAGCTGTTGCTTCTGGATGGGTTGATCTTAAATCAGATATCTGGAATGATAAGGGTAGCGGAATGGTTACTAATGAGCAGTTAGTGACATTGGGAATCAAATCATGCAAAGCTTTCATTAAAAACAAATAATCGATTATATGGAGATAAGAAAAAAGTTTACAGTTGAGTCAGCTCATCGTGTTCCGCAATGTAGCACAGATCGTTGCAAAAAATCATTGCATGGGCATCACGGGGTATTCGAAGTAATTTTAAACGTTAATGCTCTCGACTTTGGAGCTATGGGAATTGATTTTGGAATTTTAAAAGGAACTGTTCGTGACTTTATTGATTCGTTTGATCACACCTATATCTTTTGGAAGAATGAGCCAGATCATTTCAAGAACTTTATCAAGCAGGAGAGTGCGAGATGGATCGAGATGCCTATCTCTGCTTCTGCAGAAGGATTCTCTTTACTAGCAGCCTATGTCATTGATAAGATCATTAAGAACACTGATTTTCAAAATGGAGAAGACACTCATCTAAAAAGTGTTCGTTATCATGAGACTGAGACTGGATATGCTGAAGCTGATATATTAGATGTGGGGTCTATGTGGCTTTGGACTTTGGAAGATATTATTTTTTCAGACGAGATCAAGAAAGAGTGGAAGGATCCAGAAATGTGGGATAAGTTGATCGAAGGAAAGAGGTTCAAGAATCAAATAGTGAAGCTCACACATGGACTTCATAATGTTGATTGTGAAATTTGGAGAGATGTTGTTGATTATGAGGGACACTATCAAGTTAGCAACTTAGGTCGAGTTAAAACTATTAAAAAGGAGCGACAGGAAAAGATTCTAAAAGGAACAATTCACACCAATGGTTATCGTCACTACTGTTTTTGGAAAGACGGAGTCGACTCATATTATTTTGGACATCAGCTTGTAGCTAAGGCTTTTCTCTACAATCTCGAACGGAAAATGTATGTGAATCACATCGATGGCAACAAGCTCAACAATCGATTAGAAAACTTGGAATGGGTAACTCATCAAGAAAATATGAATCATACTAAAAAGCATTTAGTTCACAAAGAGCGATCGATTATTGATGAAGATGCTGTGATTGTTATCCGTGATCGAGTAGCAAATGGCGAGAGTCGCGCTGATGTAGCGAAGGATTATGAAATTCATTTATCAACAGTGAACAATATCATTAATTATAAAACTTGGAAGCATGTTAGATAAAAGTCAAAAGCTACCAATAGTTAATTTGCACCTATGTATCCAAGGAGAAGGTCAAAGTACTGGAACACCAATGATTCTTGTTCGTCTTTCGAAGTGTAATTTGAATTGTATATTTAAAGGATCGATTTGCGATTCAAGTGAAACATCCTGGGATCACAATCCATCGAAGAATAGCTTATATTCTCTTCAAGATATTGAAGATCTAATTAAAGCTCACACTCACATTAAGACGATGATGATTACTGGAGGTAATCCTACATACTCTCCAGAAATATTCAAAGCTGTTGTTGGATTAGCAAAAGAGTGTGGATTGAAGGTTGAGATAGAGGATAACGGAACAACCTATCTTCCCATGAAATCTGGGATGATCGATTTGATTACCATCTCACCAAAGCTAAGTAATTCAATACCTAGAGCTGGAGCCTGGATTCCAGAGCTGAATCGGAGAGTAACGCCCTTAGAGCAAATTAATCACGATAATCGTAGAAAGAATTATGATTCAATGCGAAAGTGGATTAAGTCTACGAACTATCAATTGAAGTTTGTTATTTCGGATGAGGATGAAGTCGAAGAAGCTATCAAGACAGTGATTGAGATTGGTGCAGACATCGATAAAGTCTTCTTTATGCCAGAAGGCGCGACTCGTAAGCAACTTGAATCTCGACGTAGATGGCTTTACGAAAGGTGTATTGAATTGGGTGTTAAGTACACTGATCGCTTGCATGTGATTGTGTATGATAATTTGAAAGGAGTTTAACGAATAATTGAAATATATGAAGAAAGTATTATCAGGACAAAACACAGGAGAAGGATTCAATAAAGGTTTTCGATTTGAGAAGATCTCTGAAGCTTATGGGAAGTTTTTAGAAGCATTGGGGTACGATTGGCAAAATGATCCCAATATGCAAGGAACTCCTGATCGAGTTGCTAAGATGTATCTCAATGAGATCACCCAGGGCACATATGACAACTATCCAAAGATCACTTCTTTTCCGAATCAAAATCAATATGATGGAATTGTGTTCCAAGGAAACATTGCAGTGAAATCATTATGTAGTCATCATGTAATGCCGTTTGTAGGTAAAGCATATGTTGCTTATATTCCAGGTGAAAAGGTAATCGGTCTCTCTAAGATCAATCGAATTGTTGAGTATTATTGCAGAAGACCGCAACTTCAAGAACAGCTAACTCAACAGATTCATCAAGAATTAGATCGAATCTTAGAAGGGAATAAGGGCATTGCAGTATTCATTGAAGCAAGTCATACTTGCGTTAGCCTTCGAGGTGTTAATGATGACTCCATCATGAAAACATCAAAGCTATCAGGCTACTTCTTCGATAATGCAATTGGTACTCGTCAAGAGTTTTATTCAATGGTTGAAGCTTGTAAAAAGTAAGGCATACTGATGAGCTCTAACTGAGCGAAACCTCCTCATAAAGTAGAGGAGGTCTATGTCAAAGTTAAATTTAATAAATAATTTTATGGATCTATTAACGTATCAAGAAAAAGCAATCACTACAAAGATGTATGATGATTCAATCGCAAAACCTTATGTAATTTTGGGGTTGTGTGGAGAGATTTCAGAGCTCTATGAAAAAGTTGTTGAAGCTGTTTATTCAAACAATCGAAGCGAAGAGAAGATGAAATTACTTCGAAAAGAAGTTGGAGATGTAATGTGGTACGCTGCAGCATGGGCTCACGAAGTCGATTATCAGTTAGTAGGATTTGTATCCGGAGCAATAGCTCCAAGTCCATTCGCTGGAACAACAGAGCTTCTTGATACGATTGTTATCAAAGGTGGAGTGTGTGCTGAAAATATGAAAAAAGCTCTTCGCGATGATTTTAGACTGATTCAAACTGGAGGATTCCCAGCTTCAAAGGAAGCTAGTATATCAAAAGCGGTTGGTGATATCGTAAAGCTACTTCAATGCTTATGTCGAAAGCTGGTTATCAATTTTGATGAAGCATTGCAGGAAAATATTTCTAAGCTTCAATCTCGCAAAGATCGCGGAGTTCTTAGTGGATCGGGCGACGAAAGATAAATTTTTTGGGGGGCAATTGTTGCCCCCAATGTGTTTTAAGTGTACTTTTATCATATCAAAATTAAACAAACACATTTAAAATACAAAGTTATGAAAGCTATTACAGTAAAATCGATCGCAGAAACATTTTTAGCAGGTAATGAAGTTGAAGCAACGGTAACCGAATTGCGCAAAGTTGCATCTGAATTAAAGATTAAGAATTACACGAAATATAAGCGAGTAGAGCTTGTTGAACAAATTGTTGCTGAGTATCAAAAATCAGAATGGGTAAAGATTGATGCAGCTAATGAATTGAGATCTGAAATCGAAAAACAGAACTCTGAAACGATTGAGGAGTATGAAAAGAATAATACTCCAAGAGAGGGAACCAAGTCTGCTGAGATCCTGGAATATATGAAGAATAATCCAGAATTCTCTAAGTATGCTGTAGCGAAACATTTTGATACCTACTATTCAGTTGTTGATCGAGTAGTGAAGAAATATCTAAAGAGATAATATGACAAAAACGTTTATTGGAGTGAGGATTGTTGTGGAGGGATTCCACAACTTCCCAAGTGCCTCAGAGATCTTTGGTCCTGAGGTTAAATTTTTGGAATCAAAGCATCGTCATAAGTTTGGAATAACTTTAGAAGTTGCAGTTAATCACGATAATCGAGACAAAGAATTTTTCATTCTCCAGCGAGAGGTTGAAGATTACATCAATCGCAACTATGGAAAGCCTGCTGAGTTTGGAGCTTGTTCGTGTGAAATGATTGCTCGCGACCTTATGGAAGCATTTAATGCAACTAAAGTGATTGTTGATGAAGATGGTGAAAATTATTCCAAAATTATAGCAAATGATTAAAGAAGCTGTATTTGTAATTGGAGAGGTTTGCTCAGGCAAATCAACCTTCATAGAGAATAAACTTGTTGAAGGTGGTAAGATTGTTGAGCTTGGTCAATTAGTTCGCGATCTTTATAAAACTGAAGAGCGGATCTTTGATGCATCATTAGATCAATACCTAACCGATAAGGTTAAAGAGATTCAGATGAATTCAAATGAAGAGTTTATGGTGATCGTTGGATGTCGTCAAGTGTCGCTTTTGAAGATGCTGTCTGCTTTATTTGAAGGAATTGAGTACTACTATATGCATGTACCAAGATACATCTTGAAGGAGCGATATCAAAATCGCGCTGCAAAGAAAGATGCTAAGGCTTCATTCGAAGAAACGATTGAGAACGATGTAAAGCTAGGTATTGATGGGCTTAAATTGCATCTATTAAACGAAACGAATTGCGACTTTATTAAAAACTATTGATATGGATATCTATGTAATACCCCCGAAAGCTCATCTGGAGCTAATGAATCTTGGCGATCGCTACTTTTGCTTGTCGCAGCAATATCTAAAAGATGAAAATTATCGCAATTTCTTCAAACAGAAAGTTGCTGAAGGGAAATGGGTGACCCTTGATAATGGAGCTGGTGACTTTGAGACAGTTACAAGAGAAACTGTTCTTCAGATCGCAAGAGAATTGCAGCCAAGTGAACTAATTCCTTTGGATATCTTGTTTGATAAGAACAAGACTCTTGAAAATCTGGAATGGACAATCAATGAGATGAGAGGTGATGAACTTCTTCGTGAGATTCAAGTGTTTGCTTGTCCACAAGGAAACTCATTTGATGATTGGATTGAATGCTATGATGCAATGATTGCAAATCCAGATGTAACTACTATCGGAATGTCTAAGATTGCAGTTCCCTGGGCAATATCCAAATCAACCGGTGACAAAAATATTGGAATCGATCGAAATAGTATGTATGCTTATTTAAGAGCAACAGGTCGATTGAAAAAACCTCTACATTTCTTGGGTGCAGGTGAAGCAGAAGAATTCATCTTATATAAAGATGATCCTCTTTGTCGATCAACAGATAGTTGCTTCACAGTTTGGAATGCCATGTGTGGACAATTGCTTGAAGATCCAGACTATGAAAGAATCTCTACACCGAAGGATTATTTCGATCGAGTTATTCCAGAACAAAAAGGAATGCGAGATGGTCGAGAGAATAAGGTTGGACTAGGAAGACCAAACGATCTCATCATAAAGGCGATCGAGATGAATGTTAAGTATCTTCAGAAGTGCTGTAAATAAGACATAGAAAATTAATTGAAAGAGGAGGATAAAAATCTTCCTCTTTTTGTTGCTATATATGTTACAAAAGATATATCTTTAGGGTATCAATAATAATACAAAGCACAAGATTATGGATTTAACTAAAGAGTATTACTACAAGAATAATACAGAGATCACTGAAAAGGAATTGGTTTCATTAGCTAATGAATTAATCAATACAACCTGGACTATATCTCATTGGGGAAACCTTAAAGAGATCAATCTCAAAAAAAAGGGATGGAAATTTGAATTTCATAATAGAAAGGGATCTATCGGAACTTGCTATTGTAGTCGAAGAGTAATTGCTGTCTCAAAAGCATTTTTGGAATCCAATATAGATAAAGCTCGCGAATTCGAAAACACTCTCCGTCATGAAGTTGCTCATGCTCTAGATAATGAAACTAGACGCTACTCAAATCATGATGACGTTTGGAAAACTATCGCTCAAAGAGTACTCGCTAATCCTAAGAGCACCTCAAGCAACTTTCAATTACCTACTGGAAAGTATATTTATACTTGTCCAGAATGCGGCAAGACTCATCCAGTTCACAAAAAACCTCGCAATATTCCTGCTTGTGCTGATTGCTGCAATCGTTACAATGGAGGTAAATATTCTAACAAATTTCAATTCATTTTATCTGAGGCACCTAAAGCTACTTTATCTCAATCAAACATAGAAACCCCAGAGAAGAGTGATAAGCCTCAATCCAAAGGTCAATCAAAATACTATGCCGATATCGTTCGATTATTCGACGAAGGTAAATCTGGTTACACAATCGCCAAAGAATTAGGGATCTACACATCTCAAGTATATCCGATTATTAAAAAATTATCAAAATAATTTCATCAAACTGTTGCATACAATAGCCTAAAGCATTATCTTTAGGCTATAATAATAAAACAAACAGACATGAAAAAAGTAGCATATACATTCGCAACGAAACCAACTTTACACGAAGGATTGATCGATATGATGACTAATGAGATTGAAGGTGAAGGATTCATCATTATCGAATTTGAGGTAGAAGATGATGAGGAGCAAGAGATGTTGGAGGATGAGTTGAATAAACTTGAAGTTAAATGTAAATTTACATACGAAGAAATTTAATCATGAAAAAAGTATTCGAGCTGAGTGATAATCGTCACTCTTTCCAAAAACAAGAATCTCCTGAAGGAGATGTTTATAAATGTTCACGATGCAGTTTATCTGGCACTCTGTTAGGAGTTGATAAGATTGAAGTTATTGGAAAAGCATCATTAGTTTTGAATTGTGATGGATCGAAGGTTGAGGAGACAGAAGTTAAAGAAGTAGTCTTTGAAGCTCCAACAGGACCACTCATTATCGATAACGAGGCTCCAAAAGCTTCAAAGGCTCAAAAGACTGAATTCACTTTAGATCAAATCTACGATGCAGCTTTGATGAGAGTAGAGATGATGAAACTGGATCGCAAAGATTACGATTCAATTGTTGGTCAGATGATGTTCTTTTTGATGTGTGAAGATCGGCTTAAGTTGATTGTTGCTTTATATTCATTACAAAATGCATCTAACATTACCGAGTATCAGAAAGCTTTTTACTCCAACCTTACTATCAAGAACACATTCATTCATCCAGATCTCGAAACATTAATCAAAGTTGATGAGTCTGTGAGTGAAGTTGAAGATATCAATCCAGATGTAGAGCAAGCTATTGATAGTTTGTTTGGAGATCGTCCCGATCCAATCGTTGAACCTAAAGCTCCAACTAAAGTCTACATCGAAAAGAAGCCTAAGCAGAAGTCTGAAAAACAAACTTCTGATGACACTGAGAAGAAGGGAAGCAAAAAGGAACAGATCTTGGAGTATATCAAGAGCTTTGAGGCAACACCTTCAGTGAAAGAAATTAAAGAGGCGCTTGGCTTTACAGATGCATGCATCCGCCACGCTTTGAAAGCTGTCAAATAATAGTTTTTGTGTTTTTGTTTGTTGGTAAAGGAAAAATTTAACGAAATTTTTCCTCTACCTGTTACTAGATATATCAAATGGCCGTATCTTTAAATATTGAAAACAAATAAAACACAAAGTTATGAGAGCAATGAGCAATTCAACTAGAAATATGATTATCAGAAAAGAAAAGAAAAGTGCCTCTCCCAAGAGAATGTCTGAAAAGCAACAAGCTATTTGGAATTCTTGGAAGATTGATTCTGACACTTATAAGGTTTCTAAGAAGCATAATGTAAGTATGGATCTAGTTATCGGATTAGTTGATCGAGTTAAAAAAGGATTATTAATCGAAAGATAAAATATGAATCAAATTAAAAAATTAGAACAGTATTGTAGAAAAATACTGCTCAACTTCTCTATTAAAGACGATGTGCTCTGTTTAGATGAGAAAGAGTATCTCATTATAACAGATGATCGTCTTTTATTTGATGAGGATTTCAATTTTTTGCCAGCTCAATCTTTACTTCCAAAAGTCGAAAGAGAGTACTCTGAAGGATTTGGAAGGATGCTTGAATATGAAGTTGATTCAGGTACCTCAATACCTGAAGATGGTTGGGTGTATGAATTTGGAGGTCGATGGTATCTGCAGCACAAAGAAGTAGAGGAAGCTGAATTGACAGAACTAAAGAACATTGGGAAAGCTGTTCAAAAACTTCCAACTAAGGCATTTTTGGGTGTTCATTCTGGATATGAATTGCTTAACGGATTGGGATTATATGCAGATTGGATCAAGAAGGCAAAGTTTCTTGGTATCGAAGCACTTGGAATTTGCGAAAAATCGACATTAGCAGGCGTTATTGATTTTCAGAATCAATGTCAAGCTAATGATATTAAGTCGATTATCGGCATGACAGTTCCAATTCGAATCGACAATGGACCATTCTACCTCATAAAGTGCTATGCTAAAGGATTTCAAGGTTGGTTAAACCTACTGAAGTTTAGTACAAAACTTAATGTGGATGAAGAGGTAGCTATATCTCCAGAATTCTTGATTGAAAACTCTAGAGATCTGGTAATTGTGTATGATCCCAAGACAATGATGTGGAAAGATCGACCGAATATTCCAGGAGCATACTATCAACTAGAGACAGTTCGCTTTGAAAGTTCTGATAAGGATGAAGAGTTCGTTAATAATTATGAGCAATTCCTTACGAGTAACTTAGAACCGATTGCTATCTATGATGCATACTATCCAGAGCAATCGGATTGGGAGGCTCGAGAAGCATTATGGAAGATTGGGAAGGCATTTGACTTTAGGTCAAAGAATCAATACATGCGAAGTTCTGATGAATATGCTAAAGAACTTATTCAGATGTTCGAAGATGATTGTAAGAGCTGGATTCCTTTGTTCAAAAGAGCTCATCAGAACTTGGATCAAGTAGTTCAAGAGTGTAATTTTGTCTATGATACTACTAGTCGACGACTCCCTAAATACAAGATGACACCAGAAGAAGCGGAGCAGTTCAAATCAAACGAAGAGCTGTTCTTACATCTGATCAAAAAGGGGTTCAAAGAACGTAATATTCAAGATCCACAGAGATATGTTGATCGATTAAAGACTGAGATCAGTGTATTGAAACGAGGTGATGTTATCGATTACTTTCTAGTGCTGCATGATATCATTGGATTTGCAAAAAGAGAGAAGCTGCTTACTGGTATTGGACGTGGATCTGCAGGAGGATCACTTGTATCGTATTTGTTAGGCTTGATTCAAATCGATCCACTTGAGTTCGATCTACTGTTTTCAAGGTTCTTGAATGAAGGACGTATGGGTGAGCTGGTGGATTGTAAAGCATATGAGATCGTAACCGACGAAAAGGTGATTATTTTAAATGAAGGATCTCTTTTAAGGGTGTTGCGAAAGGGAGAAGAATGGATTACCTTCATTCAGGATTTACAAGAGAGTGATAAAATTTTAAAATATTGAAATGGATCGAAACTTAAAATTATTAAAAGAGCTTCAAGATGAATCTTTGGAATATAAAGTAGCTCATTCTTTAAATGTTATCAGTGCAGCGTTATCGCACTTTGAAGATCAAATGTATATCTCCTTTTCCGGAGGGAAAGATAGTTTGGTTTTATTGGATTTAGTTAGGAGAATTAATCCTGATATTCCAGCAGTATTTGTAGATACAGGATTAGAGTTTCCTGAGATTAGAGAATTTATCAAAACTATTGATAATGTTACTTGGTTAAAGCCTAAAAAAAACTTCAAACAAGTTATTGAAAAGTATGGTTATCCAGTCATCTCAAAAGAACAATCTCAATTTATTTATGAGTATCGCACAACACATAGCGATAAATTAAGAGAATTACGTTTAAGTGGAGTTAATAACTCTTCTTTAGGCAGAATATCGAAAAAGTGGCAATATTTAATTCAAGCCCCTTTTCCTATATCACACAAATGTTGCCAATATCTCAAAAAAGATCCAGCTAAAAAATATGAAAAAGAAACAGGACTAAAACCTTTTATAGGAACAATGGCTTCAGAATCTTTTTTGCGACGATCTACTTGGATGAGACAGGGGTGTAATTCATTTGAAGGAAAGAGGGCGGTGAGTAATCCTTTAGCAATTTGGAAGGAAGAGGATATTTGGGAATATATTGATAAATTTAGTATTCAATACTCTACAATATACGATAAAGGATATGATCGAACGGGATGTATTTTTTGTATGTTCGGAATTCATTTAGAGACAGAAGTAAATAAATTTCAAAAAATGAAGATCACTCACCCCGCACTCTATAATTACTGTATCAATAAATTAGGTTGTGGAGCTGTATTAGACTATATTAACGTTGATTATAGATGAAAGTATTAGAAATCAAACAAGTTGTCGGTAAAAAGCTGATTAACGGTACATTGCCAGACGTTGATACTGATTTTGCAGGACGCGATCGTCCAGCAGTTAAGGCTTATATGGAACGTAGATTTGGCGAAACTCAAGTATGTAGTGTTGGAACCTTTACAACACTACAATTGAAGGGTGTATTGAAAGATCTCGATAAGCAGTTCGACAATGATTTCGCAATGGCTAATTTAATGACTGCGATCATTGATAATGAAGATATCTCTATGAAAGATCTCTTTAAAAGAGCTGCGAAAGAGCCGAGATTGAAACGCTATATCAAGCAACAATCTCAAATCTTTCGTATGATGCCTTCAATTCTAGAGCAACCAAAAACCCGATCAATACACTCATGTGCGATGATCATCTTTCCTGATACTTTGAAAGGTGAAGAGTGGTGTCCACTTCGAAAGGTTCGACCTAAAGGACAAAGCACTCCTTTAATTGTTAGTGAGTGGGGTGGAGGTGAGATGGATGATGCAGGATTCTTAAAGGAGGATATCCTTGGGATCAAGCAGTTGGATAAATTTACTGATATCTTGAATCTGATTGAGAAGAATGGTAAAGAAAAACCCGATATTTACAACCTTCCTGAAGATCCTGAAGTGTATCGTTACTTTTCAAATGGATGGAGTGGAGATGTATTCCAATTCGGAACAGATACTCAAGTAGGATATACTCGGTCACTAAAGCCGAAGTCAATTGAAGATTTGATTGCTGCAGTTGCATTGTGTCGTCCTGGTCCAATGGAGAATCATTATCACGAGATCTATGTAAAATGTAAGAATGAAGGACGACCTGTTGAGTATCTGTGGGGCATGGAGAATATCACGAAAGATACATATGGAATTTTGTGTTATCAGGAACAGATAATGCAGGTTTGCTCGCAGATCGGAGGATTGTCAGATATGGAGGCAGATGATGTGCGTCGAGCGATGGGTAAAAAGAAGGAGAAGGTGTTGAAAGCGTGGAGAGATCGAGTTGAAGAAGGATTTTTATCTCGTGGATGTCCACAAGAAACCTTCAATGAAATCTGGAATGTATTGCTTGAATTTGCTAAGTATTCTTTTAACCGTAGTCACGCTGCAGCTTACGCAAAGACTGGATATGCCTCACAGTATTTGAAGGTGCATTATCCGATTGAATATTGGACTGTAGCTCTTGATTATGCTAAGAAAGAAAAAGGATTGAAATTTCTTTCTGAAATCTTCAACACTAAAGAGATATCGATTGTATCAGCTGATATCAACGGATCAGATATGGAGATGTCTTCTGATCTACAATCGAAAACAATCTATTGGGGACTATCTTCTATCAAAGGCATTGGTCTCGAAACAGCAAAGCAAATAATCGAAGAGCGCAATGAGAACGGTCCCTTCAAAGATCTGATTGAATTTATTGATCGTTTCAATTATAAGGGATCAGCAGTCAAGAAGCAAACATATGAAGCATTAATAGCTTGTGGTGCATTTGATCGATTGATGAATATTGAAGGAGCAGAAGAAAAGCGAAACAATCTCATAAAGCAATTCAGAGAATATAAAAAGGTTAAGGTTACTAAACCGGATCGCGATCAATTTACTGTAGGCTCAATGGAAGAACGATGGTGGTGGCAAATGAAGCAAAAGGAATTAACTGGATTAGTTTTTATTGATTACAAGCAAATGGTCGAAGAGCTGACTGATATTCCATCTGAATTTTGCTCAATCGAAATAGCATCGCAACCTCAACATAATCGAATAATAAGAAGTTTTGGAGGTTATATTGTTCAAGCTGTCGAGAGATCGAGCGCCAAAGGTAAGTTCATGCGATTGATAATCGAAGCCAATTATAATCTTTTTAATGTAATGATATGGTCTGAAGAGTATGCTCGATTCAAGAAGGATCTGAAAGATTGTGAAGGATCAATCATCCTTTTCAATGGTGAGCTTGCTTATGATGTAAAGTGGGCAAAAGGCAATCAATTCACCTTGAATAAATCATCGAGAATCAAAATCTTGAAATAATTTATCTCAACTGTTGCAAAAGCGAAATTTGTCACTTATTTTTAGAGCTCTGAAATATTAATAAAATAGTATTCATTTAAAATTGATTATTATGTTAAGTGTAGCAGCCAAGGCTAAAATTAAAACCCAAATTAAAGATCTCCAGGCAGAGATGAGTATCATTGAAAAAGAGATAGCTGAATACTCAGAGTCTCACGAAGGTGAAGAATTGCAAGCAACGCAGGAGCAAGCTGATGAGCGAATATCAGAGATTGGTGACCAGATTCACGAATTACTTGAGAAGCTTGGAAGTACCGAGATCCCTTCCAATAAGAAAGAGAAGTTTGAAAAGACACCTAAGCAACCCAAGAAAGAAAAAGAGCCCAAGGTACCCAAAGAAAAGAAGATATCTAAAGAACCTCAATCACCAAAAGAAAAGGTTCGAGTGGCTCAAGATGTTCCGCGTGAGGGGTCCAAATCCGCTGAAATCCTTGAGCGCCTGAAAAAAGGTCAAAAGCCTGGTGAAATCCAAAAAGAGATGAAGGTTTATTATTCCCAAGTTCAAACTGTAATGAAGAGGTATCTTCCCGAATCTCTTAATCAGGAGAAGGCAGATGAGTAGCCTGCTGAAGAATCAGCAAAATAAATTATTCCCGGTTAATTTTTAGAAGAGCAGAAATTTTTGGATTTCTGCTCTTTTCTTTTACTAGATGTTGTCTTATGCTTTAATTAGAGCTATCTTTAGAACATAATTTCAAACACAAAGTTATGAAAACAAAAGCAACGAGATTAATCTTTAATACCGAATCAGCTCCTAAAATACAAGAGCAAATCGATAGACGAGCTCTGAAATTTAAGAAAGAGATCGGATTCACTTGGCATCAATATAGTAATCCGATTGAGATTTCGGTTTTAGATAAGTATGTGGATACAATTATCAACTACTTTGAGACGAAAAATGTCTTTCTTGAAATAGATGAGCGTACACCAATCTTCAGAGTGCAAGATTTTGCTTTCGTTCAACGACAAAGTTATTATCGAGTCATCATAGAGCATCGAAGGATTATCTCTAATTTAGATAGATATAAGGAACAATGGAATCTTAATATGGACCCTGATTTTCAAAGAGGGTATATTTGGAGTGATATGCAAAAGATTGCTTATATCGAATTCTTATTATCAGGTGGAACTACTGGTCGTGAGATTTATTTTAATGCTCCTGGTTGGGGAAAAGGTAACGCTGATGAGCCAATGGTTTTAGTTGATGGGAAGCAACGACTAAATGCCATCATCTCCTTCATGAAGGGTGAGTTTGAGGTGTTTGCTGCAGCAAACTATTCAGATCTAACTTGGAGTGATCGCGAAAACCTGGATATTTATTTTAATGTGAACGATCTCGAAGATCCAAAGGATGTTATTAGGTGGTATCTAGGTATGAATACTGGAGGAGCGATTCATACTGAAGAAGATTTGCAGCCAGCGTATAACGCACTTAAAAACTTAAAGAAATAAGATTAAATTTTTTGATATAAAAGTGACTTTTATCGATCAGCTGTTGCTTGGTACCACTTTTGATCGTATCTTTAGGGTATAATAATAACAGATAAAAACACAAAGTTATGAAAACGATAACAGCACAACAGATCAAATCAGAAATGTCAAGAGAATATCAAATCAAAGAACAGTATGGTTTGAAAAGAACTCCAACTCGTTTCTCGAGAGAAGAAAGTGCTCGTGACTATATGAATCGTCAAAGATGTAGAGCAATGATCAAAGGAGATGATGGTTATGTTTGGGTTGTATGTTTGGCTGATATGGGTCGTTTGATGAAAGCTGGCTTAAAATACATTAGATAATCTTAAATAAACTAGAATGATTGATTTAACAAAATTCAAACCGGATCTCATCGATAACTTCGATAAGAAGGTGACGGAGAATTCTGCTGAAGCTGCTGCTGATATTGCAGTAGCTAATGGGATCGAAAATTATATGATCTTCTTTAAGAAGGATGGTGCTCGCTTACAATTGCTAAAGCAACAAGTTTTAGGAAGATCTTTGAAGCTACCACAGAGCAAATTGATCATCGATCGATTCCAACCTCTCACTGACCTATGTGCTCAATTGAATATCACAGCCGACGGAGAATTTTACTCACACGAAATGAAGTTCAATGAGATCATGCGCTTCTGGAAGTGTGAAGATGTAACAATCGATAAAGAAGTCGTAAAATGGACAAAAGCTAAAGCAAAAGGAAGTGACCTCTTTCCAGGACGCTCAGTAGAATGGCTCACAACATTTCACGAAGATTTGAAATTTTGGTTGTTTGACGGATTGATATTAGATCGTCCTGATATGGTTCGCTTCGAGGATCGTATCTTTGAAATAATGCGACGTATCTCTCAAGCTGATGAAGATTTGAAGCGCTTTATTACCTTTCCGCAAATCCATCACGTTAAGAATCGACAGGAGTTAATGGATCTTTATGAGTATGCTTTGGAGCTTGGTTATGAAGGTCTTGTACTCGTTCATAAAGACCATCAGTACAAGTTTGGTCGCAATTCGAATAATGTAGGAACCATACTAAAAATGAAAGATGACTCAATTGAGTATGATGGTGTGATTCTTGATGTATTGGAAGGTGATATGGTGAAGGATGATGTAGAGCGCACTACCAATGAACTTGGTCGATCGGTAACCTCGAAAAAGAAGGCAGATCGAATTCCATCTGGATTAGCAAAAGGATTCCTGGTACAATATGAAGAGGTTGGTACTTTTCCGGTTGGTTTGAGTGGATTCGACAATGAAGCCAAACGAGAGCTGCTGCAGAATAAGGAGAAGTATATTGGGCGCCACTTTCGCTATAAGGGGATGCCTCCAGTGAAAGATTTTCCGCGCAGTGTGTACTTTGAATCATGGAGAGATACGAAGTAATTATATGTGATCAGGTATAAAGAAAAGTATAACACATGAAATTATACCTGATCGCATATATCCTCAATCACTATTCCTTGTATTAATTGGAGTTATATCGATACTTGGAGTGATTTCTTTAGCAATTGTCACATATATTTTTATCTAACTGTTGCATCATATGTACTTTGGCCGTATCTTTAGATCATAATTAAAAACACAAGGATATGAAAACGATAGAGACTAAAAACGGATCATTTGTAGGAAAGAAAATCTCCGCAAAACTTGCTAAAGAAATTTATATGAAGCAACCTTATGCTACTCGCTTTATATCAGAGAAAGGATCAGAACATTATATTTCTGAAGATGGATCTACTCTATATTATTTGAGATCTGGTTGGATTATGTCTAAGAATAAAATTTGGAATATATAATCACTAAACGTATGAAATACACAATTCACATCGGCGATCAGCCGATAGCTCTCGAGCATGACAATATCGATTCAACAATCAATGTTGACGAGTTGACAACCATTAATACCTCTAATCTTTTTGGAGAGGCTGTCACAGCATCTGCATCTGCAAATCGAATAGGGTTATTGAAGGCTGAGGTTGAAAAGATCCTTGCCGACGCTAAATTAGAGCTGAAAATCTACGAAGCTGAATTTAGAGCTGATCGTCGAAAAGAGGCAGCTAACCCAGCCAATAACGGATGCTACATCATAAAGGTAGGTGGTGAGGAGGTTAAGGTTAAGTCCTCTGAAAAAGCATTAGAAACCTGCTTTGAAGCAGATCCCGAATGGATTAAATTAAAGAAAGCTACAATCAAAGCTGAGCGGAATGTTGGAGCATTGACATCATTGCACTGGTCAACTCAAGATAAGTGTCGAAAGTTGAATGGACTGACCAGTGGAGTTACTCCTGAGGAATTTGTGGCGGAGTTAATTGAAGGAAAAATAAACGGAATCTTAATCAAGAAGTAATGACGATCAAGCTAAACGGATTTATTATTAAAGTGTGTGAACAGTCAGGTCAATTCAATCTCTTCTCGACAACTGTAATGCAAGGAGAGAAGATGAAGGGTAAGATACTTGAAAGATCTATTGCTTATGGGGTTTCTTTAGAGAGATGTGTGCAGCGCATCATTGAAAAGAGACTTTCGGACAATGAGAGTGTTCAAGATTTGGATGGATTCCTTGAGAGATATCAAGAGGTTTCAGCGAATACTTTGAAAGAATTGCGAGAGGTGTTGCTTGCACGATAAAATAAGCGTAATTTTCCAATCAATAATCAATTAAAATTATATTATGGCAAAAGGTAGTGTTAATGACAACAATGGTACATTCTTGGGTGTAGCTGGTGGTTTCTTCTGGAATCGTAAAGCAGATGAATCTGATCCAGATTATGCAGAACAAGAGTACACTAAAGCAGATAAGAGTACTGCAGTAAGAAAAGGTGCCCGTTACGCAGATTTAATGGGGATGGTTGTTGATGTTCAATTCAGAACTCATGATGAGTATGGTGAAAGCATTAATGTGACGATTGAAGATGAAGGTGATCGCGATATCATATCAATCTCAGTTGAGAACCGGAATGCAACTGATTTGATGAGAGCTCTATTGCTCGCAGATCTCTCCAAACCACTCTTCATAAAGCCGTACGACTTCATCGATAAATCCAAAAAGCGAAAAGCTGGTCTTTCGTGTCGTCAGGATGGTAAAAAGATTGATCTGAGAGAAGTTGAGTTTCCGAGTGAATTGAACAAAGAGGTTGCTTGGTTCGGTACTGCGAGCAAAAAGGAGATGAAGCGATATTTTGAAGATATTGCGGAACACCTGGCGAAGCGTGTGAAGAATGAGATTTGCTCTCAATTTAAAAAAGAAGAGAGTGATACACCTCCAGCTTCAACCAAAGCTCAAAAGCCGACAAAAACTGAAGCTCCAAAAGAGAAGGAAGCTACTCAGATCACTCCATTGAAAATGAAAAAGGAGATCCAGGCCTACATCAAAGAAAATTACCCGGATAAAGAGATGCCGAAGCTTAACAAAGAGCAGGTGCTTGAGTGGTATGATTTGGTTCGCCAGATGGAAGAGCTTCCATTTCCCGAAGAATCTGAGGAATCAGATTTAGGTGACGCTGAGGTATCTTCAGGTGATCTTGAAAGTCAATTGGACAATCTATTGTAGTCGTTTTTAAAAGAATGATGAAAAGAGGAAATTTCTGAAAAGATTTTTCCTCTTTTTGTTGCCTCGAATTAGTCAAAGCTGTATCTTTAGATCACAAACAAATAAAAACACAGTATCATGAGAGGCGAAAATGAATCATTCAGACTATTTATCACACATTGCGACTGTTCAATCGAAACGATTGAGTTGGAAGGAATTCAAAACGCGATGAACCTCTATGAACAGTATCGCAATATTGGTCGCAGCATGGGATGTATATCTTTGAAGTTGACTAATTCAGCAGGAGCAAGAGTAAGACAGTATCATTTTATAAAATAGACTATGAAACAATTTAGATGGTGGCTTCAAATCAGATTTAAAGATAATGGCGATCCATCCTTCATGAAGGCTTGGGATATAAATGAACCGCTCAGCAATCTTAAGGAATGTGAAGAGATGGCGGAAAGTTTATTAGATAATACTGTCGAATCGATGAGAATTGTTGATTCTGCAAAACAAGTGATCTATAAACAAATCAAATAGACTATGAAAAAGATTTTTATGCAAGTGACCTTGCAATACATGTATCATGATCTAAAGATGGATATTAATCATATCGTCGGAGAGGTCAAGAAAACTAAGAATGGTATTCATTATTTAATTGTTCAAGATGAGTAAAGAAAAATTGTACGTATCAAGATTCGTAATTCAAACTGATTACGGGACCTTCAAAGGATCGAAACAGATCTACAATCAAGATCAACTTGATTCAACGTTAGAATGGATCGAAAGAGCGGCTAATGATGAGCTGAGACATCTCTCGATAAAGAGAAAGAGTGATAAAATCTTCTTTCCTGAAGCAATCCTCAAAACTGCCATTATCCAATTGAAATATAAACCCAAAAAGTGGTATCATGGAAAAGGATCAAAAAATTGAGAAAGCGAGATCTATTATCAGAAGGGCTCGCTACATCACTGAGTTTGACAATCGCTCTCAGCAACATCAACCTGGATTCAAACAACGTAAATGTTATTTGATGTTGGTCGGCGATCGCGCTATCATCGCTAAGTATGTGAACAGTATTCGAACACTTGCTAGGAAATTTCAGGCAGACGAATATGTACATGTGAGCGTTGATCAATGCAATAAGTTACAAAACTATCGAAAATTCTGGTCTGGACATGAAATCAGCTATAAATAGATCTCCAATCGCTATCGTTAGTAATGATTGGCATTTGAAAAGTGGAAATGAGGATCAAGTGCTCGAGTCAATTGATCATATGATCAACTTCGCAAAGAAGCATGATATTAAGATTTTGATTGGTGCGGGTGATTTCTTTCACTCAAGAAGCCAGCAACGCTTGAAGACCTTGTTAACCTTCAAGCGAATCTTAGATAAGCTTTGGGGAAGTGATATGGAGTACTGGTTTATTCCAGGTAATCACGACAAACCGGTATATGAAGCAGAAGAGTCATTCGTTGAGGTTTTTGATGGACATCCAGCAATGAGATATTTTAAGAAACCGACTTATGGTCACTTGAAAGGTATTGATATTCTTATGATGCCTTTCTTTGAGGATAAGATTCAAGCTCAAATGCTCGAAGAAGCTGCTCCTGCAGATCTATTGATTGGTCACTTCGAATTGAATGGTTCGATCTACTTAGGAAAAGTGAGTGAGGGAAGAACTATTGACCGAAAGATGTTAAAGAAATTCAAAAAGGTTTACCTTGGACACTTCCACAACACTCATGAAGTAACTGAAGATATCATTCATCTTCCATCTTTAAGACAAAATGGCTTTGGAGAGGATGCTAATAAAGGATTTACAGTACTTTATGATGATTTGTCTTATGAGATTGTTAGAGGTAAGTTTCGTGAGTTTGAAAAAGTGACTATTGATCTGGATGAAATTTCAAACAAGGATCTCAAAAAGGAAGTTGAGAAGTATCGAGATTCCGATAATGCAGTACGCTTTGAATTAACTGGTAGTGAAGATAAATTGAAAGCAGTTTCAAAGAAGATGTTTACTGAAGCCGGTATTGATGTGAAGGTAAAATACGATAAAGTATTCGAACAAGCCTCCTCATCAACAGTTGAAGGATATCAAGTTGCGCCCATCGTCATAAAGGAGCACACTGAAGCGACCATTCGAGAAGATTTCAAAGCTTATTGTAAGGAGAAGGATCTGAATTATGAGCAAGGATTGCAATATTTGAACGATTTTTTAAAGAAGAAGTAAGATGGCAAAGAAAACAAACAAAGCAATTGAAGCAGCTATGGCTGCATTAGAAAAACGTTACAAAGAACCAGTTGTAATGAAGATGAGCGACGCTCACACGAATGCTGAAACATTCAGTTCTGGTAGATTGGACCTGGATGAAGCTCTCGGTGGAGGTTGGGGTGTCGGTAAGATTATCGAACTTTATGCTGAATCTGGTTGCGGAAAGACTGGTCTTGCATTGGAAGCAATTGCATCAATTCAAAAAGCAGGAGGAACTGCAGCGATCATTGATGCAGAACATGCTTTAAATACAGAGTATGCGGAGCAGATAGGTGTTGATATTGATGAATTGTACATTTCTCAACCATCAGATGGCGAACAAGCATTTGAAACAATCAGAGCTCTGATTAATACCGGTGAAGTGAATCTGATTGTCGTAGATTCAGTCTCAGCTATGGTACCTCTTGCAGAGCTTGAAGGTGAGATTGGTGAAACCAAGATGGCTATGCAAGCTCGCATGATGTCAAAAGGAATGAAGTTGATTGCTGGTCCCGCTAATGACAATAAATGCACAGTAATCTTCATTAACCAGTTGCGCGAAGTAATCAACGCTCACGTACCAACAAAAATAACCTCCGGAGGAAAGGCTCTTAAATTCTATGCTTCACAAAGAGCAGAGATAAAGAGTAAGGGGTGGATCCGTGAAGGTGAACAGGTGATCGGTTTCAAGCAGCATGTTAAGATCGTTAAAAATAAGATCGGAGTTCCTTTTAAAACCATCGATAACGATATTGTTTATGGTAAAGGGATTGATGAGCTTGGGGTGTTATTTGAAGTGGCTGTACAACTTGGAGTTTTTCAAAAGAAGGGATCCTGGATCGCATATGAAGGAGAGAATCTTGCTCAAGGTGCAGCGAAGCTAAGGGTGCTTTTAGAGGATAATCCGGAGCTTGTTGAAGAGATCAAAGCAAAAGTGGAGAAAGTATCCAAGAAATAATATCGCTTAATATAGCTGAGGAATCCCAATTATTAATTTAATTGGGATTTTTCTTTATAAATAGTTGCACTGAATGAGGTTTTAGCCGTATCTTTAGATCATTAAAAACACAAAGTTATGAAAACTCTTAAAAAAGGCATCAAGGTTAGATTCAGATTTTCAGGAAACATTCACTCTGGAATTATCCTAAGTATCGATGACGATCAAATACAGATAAAACCTTCTATTAAGGATAGAGTTGCTTTCGGAGGAATCAATGGTATGAAGCCGATTATCAATATCAAAGATATTATATAATCATCAAAAACCAAACCTATGAAAGATCTATGGAGAAGACAAGTTATGCGGATCTATAATGGTCTTAGAAAAACCAATCCCAAAGCCCCTAACTCAGCTTTGATGCAGGAGGCTTATGATACTGTTGAAATTTTATATAAACAAGCATATATGATATGAGAATTGATCGAGTAATCTTGAAGAATTTTATGACCTTCATTGATCTTGATTATACTTTTGTTCGTAAACCGCTTCAAATACAGGGTGAGAATCGAACAGATGATGATCAGAAGACCAATGGAGTTGGAAAATCTGGAATATTAACAGCTGTTGAGAGAGCAATCACTGCATCTAACAGCAAGGGTGTTCTAGATAAAGAGCTAATTAACTTCAATCACGATGAAGCGCATATTCAAGTATTCGCTTCTTGCGACATTCGTAAAGAGATACTTTGGATTCATTGGATTCTAAAACGAAAAAGCAGCAATGGTCTTGAGATTAAGACTCGTAGCTATGATTCTGATGAATTTAAAGATGTTGAAGTCTCTAATGTTGATGACAAGAAGCGCTTCATCGACAGTTGGTTTGCAATTGCTAAGGAAGATCTTTACAATTACTACTTTATTAGTGCAGAAAAGTTTAAATCTTTCTTCAAGTCAAGTAATCGCGAAAAGGTTGAGTTGATCAATCGCTTTTCAGATGCCAGTATCATCGATAAGATTGATGAGATCGACATCAAAGATTGGGAAGCAAAGCTTGAAACCTATAAAGAGGATCTCACTTCTCATAAAGCAACAAAGGAAAATGTAGAAAAAACTCTGCTTTATGAGAGAGCTCGCAATATTGGTGAAGAGCAGGAGAAGGCTATTAAGCAGATCAAAGATAACATTGCTGAATATCAATCTGCAATTCAGGAAGCTGAAAGTGACAAGGAGGAAGTGCGCGCCGAGATCAGAGAAAGTGAAAAGGATTTATTGAAATTAAAAGAAACCCTCAAGACTGCAGAGGAAAATCTGGCAAATTTTGAGGTGATTGACTTTAATAAGGAGCGCAAAGAGTCACTAAAAGCGATAAAAAGCAAAGAAGAAGAGATTGAAAAGATCGAAGAAAAGATCAAAAAGACTCAAAGTGGAATAGATACTATCAATCTCGCTATTCGCACACACTCAAACAAGCTCGCCGGTTCGATTGAGTGCCCAAAATGCAAGCATGAGTTTATTCAGAATGATGATATATCTCGAGAGGAAAGATTGGAAAAATTAGCTAAAGCAAAAGATCTTCTTCCCGTATATGAATTGCAGCTGAAGAATGAAAAGGCTGAAAAAAACACACTTAATACCATACTAAAGACCTTAGAATCTGAAGCCAGAGCTATCTCTAAAAAAGAATCTGATCAAGATATCAAGCAACGCGAATTAAAAAGAGCTAAACAAACTGTACTCGACGGTATTGAGGAAATTAAAAAGGAGATTAAGGACTATGAATCTGATATGCTTGAGCTCGATAGGTTAATTGAGCGCAAGAATGCGAGAATCAAGGAAGATGAAGAAGCAATAAAGAAACCAAGTGTCCAACCTAACGATGACCGCATTAAAGAGCTTGAAGAAGAGATTGAGGAATTAGATCTTGAGATCGCAAGTGATGAAGAAAATGTGAGAATCGCGAGCGATGAGATCTATAAAGCGAACCAATGGAAAGAAAACTTCAAACGATTCAAGATGTATATTGCAAACAAATCACTTGGAGCGATTGAGTACCATTGTAACAGCTCATTAGAAAGAATGCAAAGCGACATCCGTATTAAGATCGAAGGATTCAAGCAAAAGGCTGACGGAAGTATTAAAGAAGAGATTACTCCGCGTATCATTCGTAATGGTGTAGAGCGATCTTTCAACTCATTCTCTGGAGGAGAGCGTGGTCGAATCTTATTTGCATCTATTCTTGCGAATAAGTATATGATTGATCTCACTCATCCTTATGGTGGCCTTAATTTCTTAGGTATCGATGAAGTATTTGAGGGGGTTGATTCATTAGGATTGAAAAACTTGATGAAATCAATCGCTGATTTTGATCTTACAGTACTACTTATCACTCATGTCACAGATGAAGAAGTAAGGAGTGATGTCTTGAAGATCGTTAAAGAGAATGATATGAGCTTCATCTTAAATCAATGATATGAATAAAGTGTTAATGGGTATTGATCCTGGATCCAAAGGATTCATAACAATCTATCATGATGGAAATTGGGACTTTTATCCGATGCCTCAAGAGAAGATTGAAACTGGAGAGCTCTCGAAGACCGGTAAACCAAAAATGAAGACTCAATTCTCAGAATCTGGACTGCGTGATCTAGTATTTAAGATCAATTCTAAATATAAGGGACGCCAATTTGTCGCTGCTATTGAGGATGTGCATGGTCGAGAGGGGTGGTCTGCTCAAAACAACTTTTCATTTGGATATACAGCAGGTATGCAGAAGATGGTTGCAGTTATGTTGAATGCTGAGATTGTAATGGTGCGTCCACAAAAGTGGCAATCTGCAATTTATCGTGGACATGATATCGTAAAAGTGCCATCGTCAACAGGAAAAACTATGGTGAATGATGCAAAAGCAACGTCACTAAAAGTAGCGCAGTCACTATTCCCAGGGATTGATTTAAGAAAAGATCCTACTAGTAAACGAAGCTCTATTCCTGATGATAATAAGGTTGACAGTTTGTTGATTTGTGAATATCTGAGGCGAAGTTATAGATATTGATAATATTTTTGAAAATAATTGATGAAAGGCTTGCTAATTTGGTAAGCCTTTCGTATTTTTACAGTCATAATTCAAACTAATAAAGATGAAGAAGTTGATGCTTATGGCTGCATTGGTCATATTGATCCCCATAAGAGCTGTCGTTAATGATCATGTTAATAATATGACCACATCAATTCAACAGCTTAGAAAAGTTATTGAGGATCGAGCTTGGAGAATCGAATCACAACGACGATAACTCCTCATAGAGGCCATAATTCAAGTTGAGAGTAATGGAAGTTGTATTGCTTACAATAGTTCAGAAGAGGCTGCAGGCCAATTGCAAATTAGACCTATTATGGTTAGAGAGGTCAATCGATTACTTGGATATCAAAAGTACTCTATGAAGGATCGGTGGGATTGTGATCGGTCTGTTCAGATGTTTATTGATTATCAGAATGCAATCAATCCTTCGTGGAATTTTGAAAAAGCAGCTCGTTGTTGGAATGGAGGCTATTATGGTGATCGAAAATTCTCAACATTGATCTATTGGAGTAAGGTGAAGAGCAATTTAAACAATCTTCCTGAGATACCGACTTTCAGGATTTAATATTAAGATTATGCAAGAGACTTCAATCTCATTTAAGACAGCAAGATTAGCTGGAGAGAAAGGTATTAGTTTAAAAGAGTTTAGTAGTTCTGGGGTAATAATAGATAAGGCTAATATAAGAAGCGTTGATGATAATGATTATGCTTGGATATGTAAGCAGCCACTTCTTCAAAAAATATTGCGAGAAATATATAAAATTGAAGTACTGGTATATTGTAATGCTTCTGGGTGGATGTGGGAGTTGAATAAAGCTCATACAAAAGATACGATAAGTGGAGGAACTCATATTTGTTGGTCAGATTATAGTGGCCCGAATGAAGGTGGACATTGGGATACTTATGAAGAAGCATTGGAAGAAGGATTATATAAAGCTCTTAAATTAATTTAATATTAACATAAAATCAAACCTAGCTATGAAAAAGCTCGAAAGTATAAAGTTGTATGCAGTGTTTCTTGTTCCTTGGGTAATATCAGTTATAATGGGGATCAGTTTAATTCTGATCTTATCTATCGTGGCGCTCATTTGGAGTGCTATTATAACTCCAATTACCTGGAAAGAATTTGAGATTGAGGTTGCATGGATTATTAATCATTTTATGAGCATATAAATGGATTTCATTGAAAAGTCACCATTAGAGATCGTTCAAATAAGATTCTTAGATACTTATATGGTAGGTCATGATGGATTTATAGCAGGCGGTTGCTTCAAAAATATTTTCAACCAAGAGAAGATGAAAGATATTGATATCTTCTTCAAGAGTGAGGATCATTTTGATGAAGCTGTCAAGTATTATGAGGATCATGATGACTACGAATTCAGTTACGAGAATATGAATACCAAAGCTTTTTTAAACACAAAGACTAAGGTTCGTGTTGAATTGATTCGGAATACTTACGGAGAACCTGAAGAGATATTGAAGAAGTTTGATTTCTCGATCACTAAGTTCGCATATATCAAAGTGGAGAATCAGGAAGGAGGTTATGAGTACAAATGTTTATACCATCCACTATTCTTTGAGCATTTGCATCTGAAGAAGTTAGTGCTAGAGAAACCCTTAGTGCTTCCAGTTTCAACATTCGAGCGATCTTATCGATATACTCGATATGGATACGGTCTTTGTAAAGAATCTAAAGCAATCTTGATTGAAGAGCTTCAGAATGCAAATACAAACGATTTGAGTAATGCATTATATTTTGGATTAGACTAAAATTAGAGATTATGAATATAGAAGAAGTTAAAGTAACTAAGATTACAACTAGAGAATTAATGCTCAAAGCTTGTGAATCAACATTTGCTGGTCGCAGTAATCAATCACTATTATCTATGTATAAAAGTGAACATTCACCAACTCGCACTCAACTCTTTTGGATTGAATGTATCAATATTCCGCTCTATGTAAGTACTCATTTATTGAGACATCATGTAGGATCACAACCCTTCGCTCTCACTCATAGAGTTGATCGTAATGGAGGCGGCTTAAACCTTGAAGAGGTAGCGAGAGAGTTGCGCGATATGATTAAGGATCTATCGCATATAGAAAAAGATAGTGATGATGAAATCGCTCTTCATCATGATCTTGATCAATTGATTAATGCAATCGAAACAAGAGGCGGTCGCAACACTCCAACTAATCTCAGTCTTTTGATTAATGCACAATCATTAATAGATATGGCTAAATCGAGATTGTGTCACAAGGCTTCCGATCACACTCGAAAGATTTTTAATAGAATTAAAGATGAGGTTGGAGAGATTGATCTAGAACTAGCCAATATGCTAGTGCGCTCGTGTATATATCGTAATGGGATTTGTGGAGAATCTCAACCTTGCGGATTTAATCGTACCTTAAAATTCAAAAGAGAATTGGAGGTCTATCTTGCAAATTTTTCTCAAAATCAATTTAATAAGCAATAATATGAAACGATCAAAACAACGTTTGTATGGGTATAAGAGACGATATCCATTAAGAATAGAGATTCTCAAGAGTGATTATGATACATTTAAAGTTGGAGAGATTCATCCAGCAGCTTGGCATCATCCTGGATTCTTTGTGAAGAGTTCTAAGAAGAAACATACAGCTCTTTATTTTTTCGCAAGTGAGGTAAGAATTCTTACTTGGCGTGAGAGATTTGTTAACTTCATTAAATTCTGGTAGCTTGAGGCTCTATGAAGTAGATGCGATAAATAAGTCAATCAACCTCTTCTTTGATTATGATGAGGATATCATCAAACAGATCAAGAACTGTGATTACAATGCACGATGGAATCCTGAGTTAAAAACGTGGATAATTCCTGTTAATAGTTACAGTAAAGCGAGGATCATTCAACTAATTAAAGCTAATAATTTTCAACAAAAAGTTAAAGCTGAGATTAAAGAGGTTGAATACGATTATCAAAGAACAGAGGTTGATTATGCTTATTTAAAAGGCTTGTGTGATTCGAAGGATTTTGCATATACTCCTCGAAGATATCAACTTGAAGCATTAGCCTTTGCTCTTGAGAAAAAGTGTTTGATTAATGGAGATGATGTTGGACTCGGAAAAACCTTTGAATCGATACTTTATGCTGAGGTTACGAATTCTTTTCCATGCTTAGTTATTGAGCCTGGATCAGTGAAATATAACTGGGCAGAAAAGTGGGCTGAGATTACCAAAAACAAGCGATCAATCTCAGTCATAGAGTCAAATAAACAGAACGATTGGTCAGCTGATATCATCATCATCAACTACGATATCATTGCTAAAAAGCAGGGAACTGGAGCTACTGTGAATTTCTCTGAATTGGCCGATATTGATTGGAAGATGGTCATCTTCGATGAAGCTCATTTTTTGAAGGAAAAGAAATCTCAAAGAGCAAAGGCTGCAGCAAAAATCGTCAAGAAGATTGATCGAATTCAACTGTTGACTGGAACTGCTATCATGAACAAGCCTATTGAGCTTTGGAATCTCTTAGTGTTGATTGGTAAGGAGAAGTTGATAGCTAACGATTGGAAGCAATTTGTGATGCGTTATTGCGGTGGATATAAAGGGAAGTTTGGATGGGTTACAAGTGGAGCGACGAATATATTTGAACTCAACAAAAAGCTTCGAGAAACTTGTTATATCCGTCGAGAAAAACGTGATGTGATGGATGAGTTGCCTGAGATCACAAAACAAGTGATTAAGGTTCCAATCTCCAACAAAAAGGCATACCAAGCAGCAACAAATGATCTGATTGAGTTCGTTAGACAAACGAAGGGTGATGATAAAGCTGAGAAGGCAATGGAAGCAGAGCATCTGGTTATGATGAATGTTTTGCGAACTCTAGCAATCGAAGGAAAGATGAAAGCTATCAAGCAGTATCTGAAAGATTGGAAGGAAGCGGATAAAGGAAAGTTACTCATCTTTGCACTTCATACTGCTCCCTTAGAAGAGCTTTCAGCACACTTCAAAAGTCCGTTGATTGCTGGTGGAGTCGCTCCTAAGAAAAAGCAGAAAATAGTTCGCGAATTCATTGAATCTGACGACATCTTTCTTTTTGCAAATATGCAGTCGGCTGGTACAGGAGTTGATGGATTGCAAGAGGTTTGTTCAAATGAATTGATTCTCGAATTACCCTGGCGTCCCTCAGATTTAGCTCAAGCAATTGGTCGAATTGAAAGATCTGGACAAAAGTCGTCTATGACAGCAACATTTATGTTGAATGATGAGACGATTGATTGGGATATGTATTTGATGCTTCAAGAGAAGGAAGCTATAACTGAAGCGATCAATAAAGGGAAAGATATCTTGAAGAGTGATAGTGGACTTAAAGCAGTTTTAAAGAGAATTGTTAACTCTAATAGGAATTGATATGCCATTAAAACGATGCCAAAAGGACAAAAAATTAGGATGGAAATGGGGCGATGAAGGTACCTGTTATGTAGGTCCTAATGCTAAGGAGAATGCTGAAAAGCAAGGTAGAGCAATCGAACGATCACGTCGCTTAGAGGATTTGAAAAATCGATTGAGTGACAAATAATTTTTATCAAATCGTTGTCTAATTAAACCGGAATAGTGACCTTTCCAGGTTAAAGTGACTAATTTTAAAAAGCAGAATTCTGAAAAGTTTTCTGCTTTTTTGTTGCTACTTTGGTCTACTGGTCGTATCTTTAGAGCATTGAAAACAAACAAATAAAAACACAGAGTTATGAAAATTCAATTATCAGAAATCAGATCAATTCTTCGTTCAGTATCAAGATTAGAAAGTATTGAAACAGTAAATGAATGCACTTGGGCTGGCAAGAGAGAAGAGCAAAAGCAGATCGAAATCAATACTAGAAAAGGTATTCAGTTATCTATCTACACAGGAGAAAGAGGTCCAAGAACAGATCACGGTGGTGGTGAAGATGGTGATGGTTGGATGGATCATTCACAAGTACAAAGATTGCAGAAAGCTGCTGAAAAAAGATGGAAGCCAGAAGTTGTTAAGATGAAAGAAGCCTTAGCTAGACGTGGATTCAATTTGAAAGAGAGTCATATTGAATATGGAGAAAAAGGTCATATCTCGATCGATATAGTTATCACATTAAAGAAAGTTACTTCCAAGAAAAACGAAAACAAAAGCGAAGAAAAGAAGATTGAAAAAACTGCTGAAAAAGCTCCGAAATCTGGATCTAAAACAGAAGAGATCTTAACTCGATTAAAGAAAGGTCAAAAATCTAGTCAAATCCAAAAGGAGATGAATGTATATTACTCTCAAGTGAAACGAGTGATTGATCTCTATATGTAATGAATCTAAATAGAGAGGAGGACCAAAAATTCCTCCTCTTTTGTTGTCCACTTGATCCGGAAGGGTAACCTTTCCAGGTTCGAGTGGATTTTCTATGTCCAAAAATATTTTAAACTTTTCATCAAATAAAGAAGAGAGGGGATTTGAAAAAATCCCCTTTTTCATTGTTTTATTGGTCTACTGTGGTGATCTTTATAATGTAATTAAAACACAGAGATATGATGACAGTTAGACAAATGATCGAAGAGCTTTCAAAGCTTGATCAAGACAAGAAGGTGAGAATCGAATTCTACATCGAACGTGGAAGAGGTGGTTCTGGAAGTTGTTCCTATGATTTTTCAATCCAACAGAGTGAAGATATTGTTGAGGGTGAAGATGTGGTGATCAATGTGTCAGGTGAAGAATTATATAATTAATAAAATAGAGGGGAAAATGAAGTTTTTCCCCTCTTTTGTTGCTATCTTCGATAGAAAAGTCGACCTTTAGATATGTTTAATTTAAAACAAGCAAAAACATGACAGGAAACGATTTTAAACAAGAGTTGGAAAAAGTACTTGCTCAATTGAGCGAAATGAGCGAGGAAAATTTAGCTAAACCTATTTGCTCAGTGATTGGTATGGGTGGATATAGTGATCAGCCTGATGAATACTCCTTTAATTTTGAAATCATTACTGAGGCTGACGAGATTCCAATCACTATGATGATGGTGGAGATTCAGAGAGAAAAACCAAAAGGTTAAAAAAAGGGGGGATTTTCCCTCTTTTGTTGTTAGATTGAAATATAGTGATGATATTTAGGTATTATTAATTCAAACAAACAAGAACATGAAAAATCAAGTAATTTACATTGTTGAGCAAATCGCTGGAAGAGGTGAGGTGCACACTTATTTAGGACGAACAAATCGTATGGAATTTCTAGAATTCGTTGCTATCTTTACGAGAGGTGATGAAGAAGAGATGGAAGAAATCTCTGAAAAAAATCCTCGATTGGCTGATTTTTCTGGGGATTAGAGGATAATGAAGCAATAATCCATGCTATGTTGGATGTTTCTTGCGAAAGACCTACTATGTCTTCAGATTGTGAAAAATCTGTTGTTTTAGCTTTCACTAAAGAAGAAGCTCTCTTAAAACTCCTTCATATAGATGGAATTAATTGGTAGTAAATAAGGAGGAGAAGAAGATCTCCTCCTCTCTTGTTCTCTTGCGGAATGGTTGATCGAACCCAGAAAGGTCACCATTCCGATATTATTATGCAATAGATATCGAAAAAAATTTTTAGATCATTTATAGTCACTTTAACCCAGAAAGATCACCATTCCGATAAAGATAGACAACGATTTGATGATAAAATCATCTTTTATTGTTGCTGAGTATATCGGTTCAACGTATCTTTATAACAATTAAACTAATATATCAAGACAAATACAATGACTAAAACTATCGAATTTAAAGGTTATTGGGCAAATCTGATCGCGTGGATATTTGTGCCTAAAGCTACGAGAAGAGCTCTTAATCAAGCTATTCAAGATCATACTGCGAAGCAGGTTAAAGCTGCGCAGGATGAGATTGAATCTAAACTCCGTAACGAATTTCAAGAGAAGATTGAGTTCATGAATCAGGAAGCTTTAATGAGAGATATCAAAGGTATTGCTGTCAATGAGAAACTTGATGTGATCACTTTTCCTGTTCGAGGAATGGATCTTATAAGAGATGCTCCAGAACTGAGAGGTATGCAATTCGAACCAACTCATCTCTTTGGAGAGAGATTAGAGCAAATGACATCTCCAGAATCATTTGCCTCACTTAATATTACCTCTAATTATCTAAGAGGAATAGCTGCTCGAGAGCTTGCTGAAAAGTTAGTAGAAGCAGGTTTACTGCAAGCTGAATTCAGAGGACGAATGATCAATTTTTATGTGAATGTATTTGGAGTAAAGTCATGATCAAACCGAGAAATTTTGAAAACTATATACACATTACAGCATTTACTGACGGAAGTGCTGTAGTTCGTGGAAAAAATGCTGGTAGAGGTGGATTTGGAACTTACTTCCCTCCTCAAAATAACGAAGAAGCTAAGGCATTCTCAAAAGGTTATCGATTAACGAAAACTGGTCGGATGGAGATTACTGCCTTACTTTATGCGATCTTAGCGATTCCTGATGATAAGTATTGTGAAGCAGAAGAAGGTATCAAATTAACTGTTTATTCAGATTCAGAGTATGTAGTTAAAGCCTTCACTGATGATCGATTGATGCGATGGCAGCTTGATGGTTGGACTAATACTTCAGGCGCTGTTAAAAATCAGGATCTTTGGAAGAAAGTTTTATCTGCATTAGGAATCCGATCCCAACTCCACCTCATCATGAAGCATATTAAGGGTCACCAATTCGATAAAGAGAAAGATCCTGAGAAAAAGAAGCAGTTGCTGAATGATCCTATTATCAAAGGGAATGTGATTGCTGACCGACTTGCAGATTACAAAAGACATCAAACTCTTCATGAAGATTTGGATTCTTTGAATTAAGCTGTATCTTTAGATCAAATTTTAAAACCAATTAATTTATATGAGTTACACACAACAACAGGCTTACGAAGCCTCATTGAAGTATTTTAAGGGTGATGAGCTAGCTGCAAAGGTATTCGTCGACAAATATGCATTGAAGAATGGAAAAGAGTACTATGAACTTACTCCAGATGATATGCATCTTCGATTAGCACATAAATTTGCAGAGATTGAAGCTCGTTATGATCATCCGATGTCAGCTACAGAGATTTTTGAGCTAATAAGGGGATTTAGGTACATTATTCCTCAAGGAAGCCCAATGGCTGGAATCGGAAATCCATTTGTCAATACCTCCATATCTAACTGTTTTGTTATTGGAGGTCACGATGACTCTTATGGAGGAATCTTGAGAGCAGATGAAGAGCAGGCTCAATTAATGAAACGTCGAGGGGGTGTTGGTCAAGACATCTCTTTCTTGCGACCATCAGGTGCATTTGCAAATGGCGCTCCACTTGGACCGAATGCCGGTGCTCCATTATATATGAATCGATTCTCTTCCACTACACGAGAAGTTCAACAAGATGGACGTAGAGGTGCTTTGATGCTCTCGATATCAATGATTCACCCAGATGCTGAAAAATTCATCGATAAAAAGATGACTGAAGGTGAAGTTACTGGAGCAAATGTTTCAGTTAAGGTGATTGATGATTTCATGAACTGTTTGGAGCACAATCAACCATTCTATCAGCGCTTTCCAATTACAGCTGACATTTGGGAAGTTACTGAAGACTATGATCGTAATGATGAAGATGAGGTCGAATTCGATAAACTGTATCCAGGAAAAGTGATCGATGGTGTGCAGACTTACTTCAAAAAGATCAATGCAAAAAGGCTATGGGATAAAATTGTCTATAATGCCTGGAAGTCCGCTGAGCCTGGTATCCTATTTTGGGATAAAATACTGAGCGAATCACCTGCATCAGGTTATGGAGAAGAGTGGAGAGAAGTGAGCACAAATCCTTGTGGTGAGATCCCATTATCTCCTTATGATTCATGTCGCTTATTGTCACTCAATCTTTATTCATATATTTATAAACCATTCACCAAAGAAGCATTACTTGAAGATGAGCTTTTGATTGATCATGTTTTTAAAGCCATGCGTTTGATGGATGATATCGTGGATATTGAGATTGAGCGAATTGATGGTATTCTTGCAAGTATCAAGAAAGAGGCTAACAATAAATTCAGAGAAGTTGAGATTGCTTTATGGAAGAAGATACGTCATACAGCAGAACAAGGTCGTCGTACCGGATTAGGAGTTTTAGGTGAAGCAGATTTGATTGCTGCTTTGGGATATAGATACGGAACTCCTGAAGCTACTGAATTCTCCGAAAAGCTGCATCAATTAATCGCAACTTCAGCTTATCAAGCTAGCATCTTACTTGCTAAAGAGAGAGGTGCCTTTCCTGCTTATGACCCAGAAAATGAATCGGGCGATTTTCTTATGCGCATGTTTACGCAAAATGAGCTGATGACACGAGGGTGGATTGATGAGTATTGTGCATCTGGCCGTCGAAATATTGGTGTATTAACGATTGCTCCAACAGGAACCACCAGTTTGATGACTCAGACTACTTCAGGTATTGAGCCAGTATTTTCACCTTATCATTATCGTATGAAGCGAGCCGAAGAGGGTGATCATGTTGATTTTGTAGATGAGATGGGTGACAAGTGGGTTGAATTCCCAGTATTTCATCGTCCATTTATTGATTGGTATGCAATCCAAGGAGAAGTTGACTTTCATATTGCGGAGTATCAGTTAAAGAATCTTTCAAAAGAGAAGGTTAAAGAGATTTTTGAAGCATCACCTTACTATCAAGCAACTGCTCAAGATGTAGATTACATCGAAAAAGTAAGGATGCAAGGTGCAGTTCAGAAATGGGTTGATCATTCGATCTCAGTAACCGTGAATATGCCATCATATGTTGATGTGAAGATGGTAAATGATGTGTACTTTGAAGCATGGAGAAGTGGCTGCAAAGGAATTACTGTTTATCGCGATGGAAGTCGAGCAGGTGTACTTTCAACTGAATCAAAGAAAGTTGCTAATGCAGAAAGCTTTGAATATATCAATGCATTAAAGAGGCCAAAAGTTGTTGAGTGTGACGTCTTTTTTAGATCAGCTCGCAAAGAGAACTTCATTATCTTCGTTGGTATTGTTGATGGTAAGCCTTATGAGATCTTTGCTGTTCCTGAAAATGATGCAACACACATTTCACACCGGATCAAGAAGGGGCAAATCATCAAAAGAGGTTCTGGTGAATATTACTTTGAAGCCGGTGATGGTCTAAAAGATTCAAACACGATTAAGAACCTTTGTTCTCATATGGTTGAAACAGAGCAAAATGAAACTCGAAGTGTAAGTGCTATGCTTCGCCATAGAATTGATCCCAAATATATAGCTGAAGTGATCTCGAAGTTTGCAACCATCTCATCCTTTCATAAAGTTATCGAAAGGGTGATTCATTCATATGTGAAGAATGAAGGAGAACAGAGATGTCCTGAATGTGGTGGCTCAATTCTGATGACCGAAGGCTGTTTGAAGTGTAAAGATTGTGGTTACGCAAAATGTGGTTGATATGTATAAGTTTAAAAATGAAGAAGATTATTACAAGTTTGTAGTAAGATTTCGTGGAAGATCTTTCTGTTCAGATTATCTTGAAATCTCAATAAGAGGCACAATCATCATTCCAAAAGGTTATGCCTGGGATGGATGTACACCAAAATTCACATTTCTTGATTTGGTCTTTGGAACACCTGATGGAGCAATTGGTAAGCATGGAAAACCAAAGACTTATTATGCTTCAATGGTGCATGATGCACTCTACCAATATAAGAGTGAAGTACCAATCTCGAGAAAAGAGGCTGATAAACTCTTTTACGAGATGTTGAAAGAAGAAGATTTTTATTGGTCTAAGGTGTATTATTTTGCAGTTCGAGCATTTGGATGGATGTTTGGTAAGTGGAAGGTAAGGTGATCAAATAACAGCTTAATCCCTATCATTAATTTGATAGGGATTTTTTCTTTAAAATAGTTGGCGTTTTATTTTAAATGCGTATCTTTAGGTATTGAAAATTTAAAACACAAAGCTATGAAAACATATAAATGCATTATAGATGATAGATGGATGTGGGGATTGGAGAGCGCTTGTATAATGATTACATCTCCAAGAGGAGGTTGCGCTACAATTACAAAGTGGCATATGAATAAAGTTTCAGATGAAGAAGCTGAGATCATTTGGAAGTGCGCTAATCATCAAAGTAATACAATTGAACTAACAGTCGATGAATTAAAACTTCTGAAATCTGCAGCAGAAAAAACTACAGGATATGTTCGATTAGGTAGAGAACAATGCCGAAAGGAGAATCCAAAACCACAAAATCAAAGAAAACATAAAACAAAAATTGATCGTGATATTTGTTGTTGTGGAGGTCAACTTAGAATTAAGGATCATGGATCTTGGGAAGGATTCTTTTGTCCTAAGTGTGAATCGGGTGGATCGAGATCTAAGAAAAATAATAAGCATTATTAAACTAAAACTTAAAAACATGAAAAGAGTTGAGATTGTAAAGTCCCAATGGACTTCTGATAAATTTGCGGAGGTAGGATATGTTACAGCTGAGTGCCGATATCCTAATGGAGGACTCCTCGGGCGTCAATTTGATGTTATCAAGGAAAATGAGGATGGATATATTCTATTTAAAGATTCTGAAGGATACTTTCGTACCTCGTGCCCTGGCGCATATGTAGTTGTTGGTGAATGGAGAGATGCTTTGAGATCACACAGGATCATATCGGACGACAGTGTCGTGTGAGAGATGGTGAAATAGTGATGGAGGGAATAATTGCTTTTGGTGACGAGAGAAGTTTTATTAGCCAATTGAAAGGTGCATATTTTCTCTTAACTGATCACCCACACGCCAAAGGAATTAGTGAATTTGATGGTGATTATCAAGGATTTTCCTATTCTTGGGCATTGTAGAGTGATTCTTATGATCTTAAATGTTTTGGATGCAATCATATAGAGATCCTTTTTCCAATTAATAAGGATACTTCAACTGAAACGCCAGTCTCTAAGGCTCTAACTGCTCTTGAGATTGCTGATCTGGTTGAAATCTATAAAGCAACTCAAGGTGGCATTGAAAATTCGCGCAATATCATTGGTACCTACTCGACCCGTATCGATGATTTGAAGCTCGCTATTCGTGATCAGGAGGGTGCGATTGAAGAAGCTGAGGAATTTTTAGCTGAGATTGAGTCCAAACTATCAAAACAAGGAATTAAAATTCAGTAACTATGACAAATCTTTTAAGCAGTTTAATCGGCATATTTGCCGCAAGTGTGATGACAGTGCTATTATTAGCATTTATTCAAAATGTTTCCTTTTCGATCGTATCAAGGAGTCGAAATCGCGACAATATCAGTTATCATCTGATTGCAGCCAGTTTTTCGAATATGATTTGGTTTCTTACTTTTCGACAGCTCGTTTTAGCTGATATGGATTATTGGTTGATGATTCCATATGGTGTAGGTAGTGTAAGTGGATCGATTTATGGTGTTAAGATTTCAATGTGGATCGAACGAAAACTTGGAGCTACGTCTGATGGACATCTCATAAAGAAACCGGAGAATTTACTTGTAAAATTTTTAACTGAAAAGAAGTGTTTGAAGAAATTTAATAAAAATTTCAAATCAATAGGCCTTCATGTAGCTGGACGATCTTTAGATGATCTCTTTGAGAGGAATAAGGAACGCTCTATCTTTGTAGCATTTCGTTGGAAAGCTACTTATGAGAAGTATGAATATTGGAGTCAATTGAACGAAGAGTTTCTAGAATACTATAAACAACATATATATAGAGCGATCCCTTAATAGGGTGGTTTATTTCAAATATTTTTAATGGCAAAGTTAAGTAGAGAGAAGCTTGATCTGTTGATCGAACACGGAAAAGAGAAAGCTATCACAATTCCATTTATTGAAGATTTATTGCAAGTTTCCAATAATCTTGCTCGATCTTACAAAGATCTTTATGAGAGTTTGGATGTTCTGTTGGATCGAGATCAGGAGCTTGTAATCGAAAGCGTAAGACTTGCAAAGCAGAAACAACGGTTTCAAGATGCGAATCGCATTGAGAGAAAGGCTTTTCGTGAATATGCAAGAGTTGAGAATGCATTAATTGCTTTGAATGAAGCTGTATTGAGCAAATTGGATGAAGTTAATTTGGATATTCCAAGAGTAATTAGTCCTCATGTTAATATCGTTGGAAATGCCGCTATTATTCAATTGACTGATACTCATTTTAATGAATTGGTTGATTTGAAGAATAATCGATATGATTTCGATATAGCTTCAAAAAGGATGCAAAAGTTTGCAGCTAAATCTAAGATGTACCTGAAAGCAGGTGGAGTTGAAACAGTGATTATTGCTATGACAGGCGATATGATCAATTCTGATCGCAGATTAGATGAAAAGCTGAATATGGCAACCAATAGGATGTCTGCAACAATGATAGCTGTTCAATTGATTGAATACTTTATTAATGATTTTGCTGCAGACTTTCCTAATGTGAAAGTGATGTATGTCACTGGTAATGAATCAAGGGTTGATGAATTTGGTTTTACTGATCTAGTTGTAACTGATAATTATGATTCAATCATCTTCAATATCTTGAGACGAATTTATCGCAACTCTCACGTTGAGTTTCTTGTTGGTAATCCTTCTGAGATGATCGTTAGCTTGAATGGTCGAAACATCCTTGCAATACATGGAACAACGCTCGGAGCTGATTCTCAAAAAGCAATTCAACAGGTGATCGGTAAGTATGTAGCAAAAGGAATTGACATTCATTATGTGATTTTTGGTCATATTCATTTTGCTAACATTACTGATCTTTATGCGAGAGGTGGATCTTTGGTGGGAAACAATACATATTCGGACCTTGGTTTGAATTTGATTACCAAAGCCTCTCAAAATATTCATCTGATCGATGCTGATGGAGATATCAATAACATCCGTGTAGAATTAGATCAAGTTGATGATTATCCTGGTTATCCTATTCAGAGTACATTAGCTGAGTATAACGCTAAATCTGCCAGTAAATTGCACCAGGGTTATAAGGTGCTTGAGATTGTGATTTAATAAACTATTGCTCTAGTTCAACCCCTCATTATTAATTTAATGAGGGGTTTTTGTTATTATTTTCATCAAACTGTTGTCTAGGTCTACTTTTGATTGTATCTTTAGAACATAATAATAAAACAGAAACACAATGGTACACTTACAAAAACAGACAAATACTCAGGTTCAAGGAATCGAGTTGAAGAGATTAGCTTGCGTTACCAATCCTTTCGTTAAGGGTTTAGTTTTGACAGTAGAGGAGTTTGAGAGAAGATTTGAAGAGCATCCAGAACATTGTTGCAAGAAATGTGTAAAGATTTATAATAGAATGGTAGGTAAATAATTACCTACCCTATTTTTACCAATTAATCATAAGAATATGAAAATAATAGAAGCTGAAGATGGATCAAAAATGGTTAGATGTCCTAATATGTGTAACGATGGTAGAGTTAAACATGCTCCAGACTCAACAAAAGCACTCTACATAACAATTATATGTCCATATTGCAAAGGAACAGGTGAGGTTACTGAATTGCAAGCAAAGCAGATCGACGCCATCTTATAATCTATCTTTAATTGATGAAATTTGGAATAAATAATCGGTTTGGTATTGTATTTTTGAAAATGATGAATTATCTTTAGATACATTTTAAACAAAGAGCTTATGAAAAAGAAATGGTTATGCTGCAGGGATCTCTATATGGAGGATGAGAGACTTGCCTTCAAAAGCGGGAAAATCTATGAATCGAAACAAGATTCTGACAACAGTATCACTTTTATTAAAAGTGAGTCTTACCAAGATCACCTTATTTCGATGAATGGTTCTAATTGGCTTCAATACTTTACTGAGTATATCGAAGCTGATTGGAAAGAGTACAAAAATCTTATCGAAGGTGCTCATTACACTATCAATGATGCTGGTGATTATGAGTATTTGGGATGTTACACCGATAATTTTGGTCGTCTTATACTTCAATTTTTCCCTCATATTAATGAACGTAAGTTTGCAGTGTATGGTAGAACTGTCTGTAAGACTAATCCTAACATGATCGTTGGAGCGATAGGATTCCTTGCTAAAGATTATCTATCATATGCAAGTCGCATCAAACTCATTGAACCGGAAATCAAACAATCTAAGAAGCGAACACTTCTTGTGAATTTGTATGGTGGACCTGGAACAGGCAAATCGACAATGATGGCTAATCTTTTTGCTAGATTGAAGTGGCAAAACATCATATGTGAAATGGCTCCAGAGATCGCTAAAGATTATGTGTGGGCTGGCGATACTGCTCGATTGCAAAATCAAAGACCACTCTTCATAAAGACCTTGAGAAAGTTGCAAACTTTAGATGGAAAGGTGGATGTGATCATTACTGATTCGCCACTCTTAAACCAGATTCTTTATGATGAGAGTGGTGATGCGGATTTTCACAAGCAGGTTATCGCTGCTCATGAATCCTTCACTGATCGCATCGATATCTTTTTAGAAAGGAAGAAAGAGTTCCGGCAAGAAGGTCGACTTCAATCAAAAGATGAAGCTATACTTCTTGATTCAGCTATATTGAGCTTGATTCGAGGAACTAGTACTCCATACTTTTATTACAAAGGTGAAGAAGGATCTGTTGATTTGATTATTAATTTGATAAAATTCCAACTACGTGAAATTAACGATCAATAATATAGATCAATTATTGGATGAGAAGTTAACTCTTTTTGATAGGGGTGTACTAATCACCTTGATGCTTCTTAAAGAAAAGGATCCTAAGTTATTGCAAGCCAAATTTAAGGTGAAAGTTAAGTATAATAAGGAGGTTAGAGCCTCTTTATTAAAACTTCACAATGAAGGCTTTGTTCAGTGGGATAGAGCTAACAAAGCTGCTGAAACCTTGAAAAAAGATCTCATTACTCCAGCTATTGTTGAGGTGATCGAATTTATGAACGAGGTTTGGGGAACTAATATTAAGACTGATTCAAAATTAGCTGCAGAAGCAATTGGTGCTCGCTTGAAAGATTGTTCAGTAGATGATTGCAAGCTCGTAATCAGTAATCGATGGGCGCTCTGGCAGGATGATAAAGTGATGTCAAAGTATTTGCGATATAGTACTGTATTCAGAGCATCTAAGTTTCCTCTTTATCTTGAAGAAGCTCAAAGAACCAAGATTGGTAAGAGTAGAGTTGAGGCTTCAAAGCTTGAATTGAAAAAGGGTGATATACTTACAAATAAACATCTTAGTGGTATTGTTGATAATGATCTCTATTCCTTGAGAAGATACTCTCTGAATAGCAATGGAGAGAGAAGTGGATTACCAACTCATGAAAAGAAGTATGGGAGAGATGTTAAAACCATCATCAAAATAACCGAAAGTATTCGAAACCGAGGGGCTATTTCAGAATATGAGTGGATTTACTGGCCCACAGAATAAGTGAGTATGATTTTAGAGACAAAGATTAGTTATTTTGACGCTACCGATCAAATCGAGGCTTCTGATACGATAACAGTAGGTGAGGCGCTTGAGCTTATTGAAAACGGTGATTTTAAAACTGAGATTGATAAAGTTCGAGCAGGGAATAAGGATATTAAGAAGAAGTTGCCTACCATTGCTTTCCATGGACTCTTTGATGGATTCAGAAAGAAAGCTGATTTTATTGAGGCAAGTGGATTAATTATTCTTGATATCGATGACGTTGAAGATGATCTCGAAGATGTGAAAGAGGATATCATGAACGAGAATCCTCATGTATTAGCAGCTATGATATCACCTTCTGGAAATGGAATTAAGTTGCTCTATCGAGTTCACTCAGATCTAATCAATGCTGATAATTACAGGCAAATCGGGAAACAGGTAGTTCAGCAATTCAAGCTTTATGGTGATGTTGATTATTTATCGATAACCGATTGCTTGATAATGACTTATGATCCGAATATCAGGATCAATGAGAAAGCTAAGCCTGCATATATACTGATTTCGCAAGATTATGAAGAGGTTGGTGAGCTTGAGAAATTAGATGAATCGAGAGAATTGTGGGATGATCCGCAGGAATTCTTTGAAACTGTGCTAGAGAATGATATTGCAGCTAAGACAAACAACAACTTCCATTTTATCCAGGTTTCAGTCTTAGATTTAGCTCGATACGGATTCAAACATCCACAACAAGATCTCTCTTTTGTAATTGATGCAGCAGAATATCATTTCAAGAAGTCAGCTGACAACGAGCAACGATTTGCAGAAGTTGCTGAATTAGCAAATCATAAACCTCAATTAAAGTGGCCTTATAGATTGGGAGCTAGAGATGAGGATGATGAGGATGAGGACGATATCGATTACACTGCATATGCAAAGGGTACATCAACTGATTCAAATAATACTGAAGAGCATTCAGGTGAGGATGAGGATGGATTAATATCTTACGAAAACCTTATTGAGCGAGTAATGCAGCGCATCAATCAAGGTGATCGAATTGGTGAAGAAATATCTCTGAAGAATTTTGCAGATGCATTTCGCTTTGATGGAACTGGGATCTTAACAGTTACAGGTATTCCAGGGCACGGAAAGACGGAGATGGTTGATCAGATCATGATTGATTTAGCTCGACTTCACGGTAGGCGATCACTAGTTATAGGGTTTGAGCAATCACCAGAGGAACATCTCATAAAGCTCATTCGAAAGATGGTTGGGACCAATATTACTTGCAAATCATATTGGTCTAATCCAGATAACTTGAAAACTATCAAAGTAGCTCACGATTATGTAACTAATATGATCAAGCATATTAATACCGGTAACGTTGGAGGAAATATTCAAAAGCTATTGAAATTAGCAGCTAAAGTTAAAGCTGAGCACGATTTTCGTTATCTCGTTATTGATCCATTTAACATGCTATCGATTAAAGGTAAGTTCTTTGGACATGAAAAGATTGAAGAGATTCTGAGGCTTTTAACACATTTTTCTCATCAAATGGGTGTAATGGTTATTTTAGTTGCTCACCCCTTCAAGATGAAGAAGGATGAAAAGACGGGTGAATATGAGATTCCTGACTTTTATAGTGTGAAAGGATCATCTGCCTTCTTTGAGATGAGTTATCATGGGATCACTGTTTATCGCCGCGCTAATTCAGTTTTAGTTCGTATCTTGAAAGTAAAGCAAAATAACTTAGGTGAAGCTGGAGCAGATGTTTGGTTTATGTATGATAGGAGTTCTGGTCGCTATATTCCTATTGATGCAGATTTGAATGAAATGAGAGGTGACCATTACAATAGAGATTGGTTAAACAAAGCAAAAAGTTAAATTATGAGAGAGAAATTGGAGGAAATTTTTGAAGTGAATGAGGATTTTAATGCAATGGTTGAAGATTTTCAATGGTATTGCGGATATTCTGAAGGAGCAGCGAGATATGCAGCAGCAAATGTGGTTTTAGAGGAGGATAGAGACTAAGAATATTGTATTGATTTTTAAGTAAATAGGAGATTTCTGAAAAGATTTCTCCTATTTTTGTTGCATTGTGTTGAAGTGGGTTGTATCTTTAGACTATTAAAACACAAAAACACAAGTCATGGATATCAATAAGCAAATTCAAGATATTAGAGAAGGTCAATATGATTTATCTATCTTAGATGGAGTAAAACATGAAACTAGACGTTTTGTTATAACTATAGGTCAATCAAGTGCATCTAAAGGTGTGATGTTTGTTTTATATTCATGTCCATTGAAAATGAATCCTTATATTAAGGATACTTACCTAGGGACCTTGGCAATTGATTTTGAAGATGCTATTCAAAACGCAAGGAAGAAATTAGGTCATTATCGGATTGATGTTGATATAGATGAGACCTTTGGATCAAGGAGAGAAAATAACACTTTTCCTTGTGGGAAATATACAGGTAAAACAGTTGCTGATGTGTTTGATATGGATTATAAATACATCTTTTGGGCTGCAAGAAACTTCACTTGTAAAAGTAAGAAGTTAATGATGGAGTTAGCTGAGTATGGTGAGATCGCTAAGGATCTGATCCTTGAAGAGAATAGATCAAAAAGTAATGATGCACTTCCTATTGACTCAAAGAAAGTTGAGAGAGAGCTCAAGATATTATCTAAGTGGGAAAATTTTTATGGAGTTACTTTTAGATTGATGGATGATAAAGGAAACATTTTTCAATATGAGGGTAAGGATTTAGGTGAAAAGGGTGAGACTATTCAGCTTACTTGCAAAGTTAAAGGTAGCTTTGAGTCTATGGGGAAGGTAATCAATAAGATAAGATTAAGATAATTTAAACCAAAATTCAATAACCATGCCTAAGAAAGTATTCAAAAACAGATATATGTGGTCAAAAGAAGATTTGATGATCGCATACTATATCGCTTGCTATGGAACAAGCGGGTTATTATCTGAAGAGATCGAGGTTATCGCAAAGTATGTGATAGGTGTTTCGGCTCACAGTTTATCGATGCAGATAGCTAATTTTCGCTCGATTTTAGATCTTCCTGGATATCAATTGAGCGACACTAAATTTGATCAACATGAAGTAGTAAATGAGTTCAAAAATGTTGATCGATTGGATCTTCGCTCTATGGTGAATGGTGTGATTGTAAGTAGTGATACCCAGAAGAATATAAATGAGTTCCATAAACAAAAGATTGCTCAGGATCGCGAACGATTCAAGAGAGAATCAGAGGAACGTTTGCATGCTACTTTATCTCGTTTTGCATCACTTGGTAGAAAATTAAAACCGTTAAATAAATAAGTTATGAAGTTTATTAGAGATTTTAGTGTTACTCTTCAGTATGAACCATTTTCAAATATTCCGGTTTGTCCGGTATTTGAGTCATATGATGATTATCTTCAATATTGTAAAGATAGCGGTTATAATTCGATCGATCACGAGTACTATGAACTTGTACATCAGAACAGTAATCTTGATTATACAGTTCCTGCTAAGATTGATGATCTGGGATGTCTTCTGATTATCCAGTTAGATAATATTGATATATTCACCTTTTGTGCTGCTCCAAGAGCTCAAGAAACAAAGAGTTGGTGGAAGAGAATTAAGCGTTGGTTTTGGTTGAATTTTACAATTTAAAAATACGAAAATGAAAGAGTTAAAGGATTTTAAAATCAGAGTCAATGACTCTAATCGAAGCAAGATGCACTTCTATCTTACTTTAAAGATTGGGAAAAGCTTGATGGTACCCTAGTTGGAAAGAAGATTGTGGAATAAGCAGCTTTATTTAAATTAAATGTAAAGAGCGATATCTGATAAAGATTTCGCTCTTTTTTGTTGTCTTGCATTGTTAAAACATCTATATTTACATTATAATTAAAAACAAACGATATGACAACTCTAACAGGACATTACACAATCACAAAAAAGGCAGTAGATGGTACAGAATATTCTCTAACAGGAGTTAAATGTGTAGAAGATAAGAAATGGTATATTTTGGAAGATGAATGTGGTGCTGCAAGAACAAGACAAGCAACAACAAAAACAATACTTGATTTGCTTGATAACATGATTGAAGATTACGAGTATGATAATAATTTGAAATAATAGATGTTTAATGAGGGATTTGTGCTTCAAAATCCCTCGCAAAGTATTTTATCATGAAATGGATTAAAATTGCAATAGCTATAGTAATAACAACTATTTTCGCTACTTATTCACAAGATCTAGAACAAGCGAGTATTTTCTCAATTCATGGATTCGCAATTGTGGTAATTTTGGTTATCAAATTCAAACATGAATCCGATAATGATGATCCAGATAATTTTGCATATTAGCCTCATATCTACTTTATACTTTGAGGATTAATACAAAAAATACCCCAACGCGGAAAATCGCGCAAAAATCATATTCAACCCCGCATTTTACCGTTTTTTTTGGACCCATTCAAACTATCTCATTATCAAATCTTTCTCTTTACTCCCTAGTATCTGAAGAAAGAAAAAAAGAAAGGGTAGTTTTTATATAATATATAGGGGTAGGATCTCTTGTTAGGGTGGTAGATAGATAGGTGAGGTGGATAGGATGATTTTTGAGGATGATTTTGCAAATTTGAGATCGAATAGCTATCTTTGCAATCTGAAAAATTTGAAAGGTGAACTCAAGCCACCATAAAGTGCATGAGTAATGAAAATTATTGTTATGAAATGAGTGAAGATCAGACAAATGAGCAAAAGATGAAAGAGAGAGGTGAGCTTCGAATTGAGAAGGAGCTCATTAATTCTCACGGAAATAAGCATAAGTTAGCTTCAATGCAACTAGCTCAACAGTTGGTTATTGATGAGGCTGATCGATTGGCAGATGATTTCATAAGATGGATTAATGAAGATACAGCTAAGGCTGATCGAAAGGTTTTGCAGGCGATTTTTTCAACTCGAGAAGAAACTATCGACATCTTAACTTCTGTGATCCTCTTTATGTTTGGAAGTATTCGAGTAACTGATAATTTGATCAATTTAAGGGAAAAGATTGAAACAAAACGCTTTCAACCTCAATTCCGACACACCTTGATCTCATCAATTGATCGTCACGTGTTTGGTGAGAAGTTGGGGTTTGATCGAACCTGGCGTTGCATTGAGCAGATTGTTGATAGTTCTCGTTACTTTGAAGCTTTCTCTTGGAATGAAGGAACTCAGCTTCGTCAGATTTATACTTGCAATATCAATGAAAAGATGTCAGAGATATTGTGGATGAAGAAGATATATGCCTTCTATCCTCTTCCAATGACTGAGAAGCCTCTTGATTGGTTTTATGATGATGTTGCTGGAATCGTTGGAGGTTATCGAGAGTTTCAACAGCCTTTGATTCGGATCAAAGGATCGAATGTTGATTATTCACGTTACTCACAAAACATCTTCGATACTGTTAATTACATTCAAAGCATTCCGTGGAGAGTTAATCGTGAGGTTTTAGTGGCGGTTGAACGAGATTTGAAGGAACCTAAGTGGGAAGATTATGTGAAAACTAAGTTTCCAGAGAAGATTCATATTGAATCAGCTTCAGAAGAAGTATTGGAGGAGTATTATGAAGCAATTGCGCTCTATAATGCTGAAGCTGGCGATTATGAGTCAGCAGTAGGAAAGTGGAGAGCAACCAAGAATGCAATTAACATTGCTTACGATTACTTGGATCAAGATATCTACTTTCCTCATAACTATGACTTTAGAGGAAGAATTTATCCTATTCCAATTGGACTCTCACCTCAAGGTAGTGATGCAGTTAAGGCATTGTTGGAGTTTGCTGAAGGTGAAGTTTTGAATGAAGATGGAGCTAACTGGTGCTATGCCTATCTTGCTTCACTTTATGGAGATGATAAGATCTCTTTCATAGAGCGAGTAAAGCGAGGTAAAGAGCTTCTTCATACAGATTATCATGAAGCAGATGAACCGTATCAATTTTTAGCTCATCAGATTGAGCTTCAAAGATACGAAAAGGATCATTTATATCCAGTTAAGACGCGGATTCATCTTGATGCTTGCAATTCAGGATCTCAATTTACATCAGCAATTACTGGTGATCTTAAAGGATGTCAAGTTACTAATGTAATCCCTCATCCAGAAGGAAAGCGAGAGGATGCTTATTTAGAAGTCGCAAATACAACTGTTGAAGCATTAAAGCCAGAAGAGAAGTGTGAAGATGAAGCTCAGATCTTCTTTTATAATCTTCTTTTAGAGAAGGGTAGAAAGATTTGCAAGAGACCTGTAATGGTTTCAAATTATGGAGGAACTGCTGGAGGTCGAACTGAGATTATCTACAACATGTTTCGTGAGCTTGATTTAGATCGGAAATGGATCACTCGCAAATATGCAAGTCAATTGGCTAAAGTGATCGGAGAATCGATCAATGGAGTGCTGGTGGGCGGCAAGGCTTTTGAGAAATATATTCATGCTATGTGTACAGTGATCGCAAAAAAGGGGCAATCTATCGAATGGATCACTCCTGATGGATTCTATGTGAAACACGTGAAGTATGAAGAAAAGAAATCGCAGATATCAGTAAAGTTGAAGGGAAGAGTTTCAAGAATCTCTCGCATCGTTTTCACTGATAAAGTGACACCGAGAAAGATGCGAAGTGCTGTTTCGCCTAACTATATTCATTCGCTTGATGCAATGTTGTTGAGGAATGTTGCTTTGCAGATGAAGAGGCGAGGAGTAAGGAATACAAGTTGGATTCACGACTCTTTCGGAACAACACCCAACAATACTAGCATTATGCTCGATATCACTAAAAGAGAATTCATTAAATTAATTCGGAATCAACCTTTGCGAGCTCTCGATGAGCAATTAAAGCATCAAGCTCGTCAATGTAAGGTTCACGAAAAAGATCTGAATAAAATTCAGTATCCACAGTTGAAAGGATTCCATTTTAGGAATGGATTAAATTGCTTAATGAAGAGTGAATGGTTCTTTAGTTAATTGTAAATCAGAGGGTAATGAAGTTTGTACCCCCACGCGATTTTTAAAAATCTATCTTATTGGTAGTGAGTGATTTATGTTTTTGATATCGTGAAAATCTCACCGTTATAATGATCTCACTATCAATAAGTTCTCTTTACTCGGCCGTCCCTGAAGAAGGTAGTTGATTGAAAATTCTACCACCAACAAAATACTTCAGATGAAGAGATTGTATTAAGTTCGAACACAACTTCAACATAAAGAGGAAAGCACACATAGGATCATTGAGAAGTCGAGGCCAGTCGCCGCTGGAAGCATCGATAGTGCTAGGCGATTTGTTGAAGAAAGGAGGATCAGAAAATCTGATCCTCACCATGGGGTTGTAGCTCAATTGGCTGAGCGTTTCTTTTGCAAGGAAGAGGATGAGGGTTCAAGTCCCTTCAACTCCACAGATTTTATTGCTCGTTTGTTTTCATAACTTTGGAACAAAGCCTTCATAAAGATGAAGGCTTTTTCTTTTGTTTAATGAGCTTATTTTAGCTTTTTGTAATGTAGTACATATTTACACTAAGCACAATGACAATAGTGTCAGAAATCCCGTTAAACATATAAAATGGGAACAGGAACAAGATTTATTGCAGTAGATGTATGGCGCCCAGCATTTGATCGACCTAGCGTAAAAGCTATCTTTGAGTTATATCAAACTCACAGTAAATGTTCTGATGAACAATTGCGTAGAGTTGAATTGAGATCAGCGGTTGATTATTTGAGAAAGTTAGAGGATCCATTCTACGAGCCTAGAGATTTAAATTAAGATTGAGATGGCGTTCTACTTAAACACTTACCGAGAATTAACTCAGATCACTACACTCGAAGACTCTGCTCTCGGGATAATGAGATGGGGAACAAACAATGCGTTTCCACAAACGCTGAAAAATTTGATTGAGCAATCACCCTCAGCAAAGCCTGCGGTTTCAAGGACAGCCAAATTCTATAAAGGTGCAGGTTTTGAAGGTGAAGATACAATTGTTCATCCAACAGGATTAACTATCAAGGAGTGCATTGATTACTCTGCAGATGAATTGGCTGAATTTGGAGGATTTGCAGTTCATTGCAACTTCAATATCAAAGGAGAGGTTGTAAGTATGCGACCGATGAGTCTTACTGATCTACGATTCAATCAGTTAGATGAGATTAATTATGCTTCCAAGTTTGGATATCATCCAAACTTTGGGATGAATAGTGAGATTCAAAAGACTATCATTCAAACACCAACGCGAGGCAAAATCAAATGGATCGATCGCTTCAACCCAAAAGCTGTCCTCAAGCAAATCGAAAAATCTGAGAAGATTGGAAATTATTCAGGACAAATACTCTACTACTCTAATGCAGGATTCAGCTCTTATCCTATTCCTCCACTTCAATCATCTATCAACTATGTTTTAAGCGATGTCGAGAATAGTATATTAGTCAGAAAGGAAACTGCAACAGGATTCGTTAATAGCTACATACTAAAGACAGCGATGGATAGTGAAGATGAATCACTGATAGCTCTAGAGAGAGCATTAACAAACGCTCAAGGAGCAAGAGGAAATGGGAAGATTGTTACTTTTGCAGGATTATCTCCAGATGAGGTTCAAGCGACGTTGCTAGAAGAAATCGGATCAGGATCGGCAGGCAGAGCCACCACCATACAGTCATGTAGAGATGGTTATGAATTATCAAAAGAGGTGATTCTTGGCTCATATTTGATTCCGCCGATCCTTGGTGGAGTAGCTCAGAATTCAGGTTGGTCTACAGATGAGCTCGAGGATGCATATAAGATTTTTAATGCAATAACTCAAAAAGGAAGAGATATTCTGGAGCAACAATACAATCGAATCTTATCGCACTCAATCTTTCAGAAGGATATCGGTAAACTTCAGATCAATAAGCTGAAGTTTGATAATGAAGAGAAACAAAACTAAAAATTAGCTAATATGTATAATGCTTCTTTAGAAAATAATCTAATCTCTTCAGATATCGTTAGCTTGATGGCTGATCATTGTTCAATTCAGCTCGACATTGATGAAACTAAGATCAAATCTGCAGCAAAAGTAGCTCAGGACCTAGATCTCAAGAGGGTGATTAAGCAAGAGAACCTCGATCGCTGCATCAATCCAGATGGAGAGGCTGATGAAGAGTTGAGGGATCTAGTTATTCCTGCCTGGTGTTATTTCACTTACGCAAGATGTTTGAAAATGTTTCAAGGTACTTTGACAGATGGTGGATATGTAGTTGAAGGTGAGGCTGAATCTCGCAACGCAGCCAAATCGGCTGCGAATGAGATGAGTTCGATTGCAGAAGTCTATCTAGCAAGTGTCGTTGAATTCTTGGAAGAGGAAGATCCAGCTACAGAGGTAACAGCTGAAAATATCAATCCAAGAGTACGAGTATTTGGCGGAGAAGAGAATCGCGCCACCAATTAAGAAATTATCACATAAGCTTCGACACTTATGTGATAACTAATCCGAAATGGATAAAATCATAAGGTTTAACGAAAGCAAACAAGTATGAGAGTAATTAATCAATTTGCATTGATTTTAAAAATAATCATTGTAAAACTATTGTTATTAATTCCAAAGACAATAGTAGCGTGTGTGAGGATTATTGCTAACACAGGAGTATTCCTCATCGAGCAGATAGAGCAAGAGTTCATTTTAGAAACTAACAGTAATTATGAGATCCGAAAAAGAAAAGAGAAAAGGAGTGAGGGGACATAATACGCCACCAGATGAATTGAAGCGACGATATGATGAAGTTTCAATTGCAATCGAAGAAGGAGCTCTTTCTTATACTAAGATCAGAACAGTTACTAAGCTATCGATTCAACAAATACAAAACCTATTCAAACATTTCCCAGATCTTCATGAGAAGTATCGAAGAGCTGTAGCTCAGATAAGGTTAATAGCCTCAGGTAACATCATTGATGCTATTTGTGATCCAACAAACCCAAAGCACTATGAAGCTTCAAAGTGGTTCGCAACTCACTATAAAGGACAGCTTGATGAGGAGTTTGAGAAGCAGGATGATGCAGTTGAATCGACAGGTATATCGATCGAAGAAGAAGGGGAATCTAAACGAAAAATAAACATCACATTCTCTCCTCAAAACAAACGAACCAAGGAGGATTAATATGGAGTTTTCACCTATCTTCGAATCATTGTTTAGTGACGAGCTAACTGATAAGAGGTATTATCAAGTTTACGGAGGTAGGGGTTCTGCAAAGTCTTTCACTGCAGCAGGAGCTGCAGTAACAGCAACATACTCGGATTTTGGTCATAAGATTCTATATCTACGACAAGTGATGACTTCAAGTGAAGATTCGACGATCGCAGATGTAGAACTCGTCATGAAGATGATGGGAGTTAGAGATGATTTTCACTATAAGACCAATCTCTACACAAATAAGATCACAGGTAGCACTATTTCTTTCAAAGGAATTAGAGCAACAGGAAGCCAAACCGCAAAGTTAAAGTCTTTATCCGGAATTACGATAGTAATAATGGAAGAAGCGGAGGAAATCGAGAGTTTTGATGAGTTCTCTAAGATCGATGAAGGTGTTCGAGTAAAAGGAAAGCCTTTAAAGATTATTCTTGTTTATAACCCCGGATCAGCCGTAAAAAGTTGGATTCACAAAGAATGGTTTATCGAAGGACAACCAAATCCAGAGAGATTCCATGATACATGCTACATCCATAGTACCTATTTAGATAATCTTGATAACCTAGCTGCATCAACAGTACAGAGGTATCGAGACTTAGAGAGAACCAATCCAACCTACTACAAGAACGTTATCTTAGCAGAATGGACATTAGAGGTTGAAGGAAGGATCTATGATGGGTGGGGTGAGTATCCAATATTCTATGATCAAGGAGAGGTCTGGTATGGATTAGACTTTGGAAACGGAGGAAAGGATAGTACAGCACTCATAGAGATCAATTACTTTGATGAGGTATACTATGTGCGCGAAGTATTTTCTAGGCCGAAGATGCTAATCAGTGAAACAATCCAACTGATGAAGCAGCACCAAGTCCCATCAAACGCTCTCATAGTAGCTGACTCAGCAATGCCAGCATTCATAGGCGAGATTCGTAAAGCAGGATTTAGAAAGATCCGAGGCTGCAAGAAAGGTCCGAATAGTAAGGATCAAGGCATCAAGAAGGTTCAAGATATGCCAATCGTGATGATAGGAGATAACCCACATCTATATTTCGCATACATGACCTTCAAGAAGGATCAGAAGGATAACTATCCACACGAGCCTGATACATTAGCAGCACTACGATATGGATTAACCTACAAGAATACAAAGTCAGATGGTGCGCCAGTGAAGCCAGGAGCGAGAGCTGTGAGATCGAAAGGATACATCTAAGAATCCAAGATACAATCAACATGGCAGTAAGCGCTATTGAGCTGTGAGAGTATCTTGGAGTAGGGTGAAATCTTAGTAACTTGAGCATTAACTATTTATAAAATTTTAACAATATGGAGCAGACTATTGAGCAAGTAAGAGAAGAGTTTGAAGCCGCGAAGTATCACGAGTTGAAAGGTATCTTTGAGAGGTATCAGGTGGCCGATGCATTCAAAGCTGGAGGTCCGAAAGCCGAGTTGATCGAGAAGGGGATTAAGGCAGTAGAGGAAGCGCGTGCCAAGATGAAGATAAAGAACGAAGAGCCGGAGGAATCAGAGGAGGATTTTGATGATGAAGATCCGGAGTACCATCAGGAGGATGATATCGAAGAGCCTACTCGAAGTCCGGAATTAATCATAAAGCTGGAGACTCCAAAGTTGCCGGAGCCAAAGCCGCAGTCACCTATCGTTAAGAAGGCGCCGATCAAGGTTCGACCTAAGATCCAGCAGCCAGCTAAGCCTCGATTGAGGCGAGAGGATATCGAAAGGACACTTGAAAATATCAAGCTGAATCTCTTTCAGGCTACAGAGATGCAGAGGAAGATCTTGTTGGAAAAGCAGCGAGAACTTGAAGCGAAGTTGGTTAAGTTGAAATGATATTGCAGTTCCGACATCTAAAGCATTTTATTGATAGAAAGTCGGTGGATCATGTAATGATCATGAAAGAGGTACTGAACTTTGAAGCGAAAGGATTGCTAAAATTCTTCCGCTTCCGTCGTGCCTTTAAAGAAGCCGATCTTCTCATAAAGCAGATCGTGAGGATTGATCCAAGTAAATTAGAGTTGCCAAAGTATAGCAACTTCCTCATACCACCATCCATCGATTACATTCCCTTCATAGCTCGTATGGAGCTTGAAGCTCAACTTACCAACCTGGGCAATGGTGACACAATTGATGAGATAGCTACAATTGTTGCAACTGTATGTTATCACCAAACTCGAAATCGAGATTTTGATTCCGAAACCAATGATTTTAGAAGGTTTAAGGAAGTTATCTTGAATAGTTCAATAGAGAGTGTGATGGGAGTGTTTAATTGGATTAAAACCTCGATAAAGGAATCACAAAAGTATTGGGAAGAGCAATTCAGACCAGTGAACACAGTCGATCCAGATTACCTCCAAGCAGGCGGACATATGATGGAGCGTTTCAATGTGATCAATTCAGTTAAGATGGTTTGTAGTGACTTCAATCTTGACTATTATCGAGCCTGGCAAATTCCTTACCTGATTGTACAAACAAATGCATTGGAAAGTGCAACAAAATCTACTATCCAAGATAGGATGTCCAAGATCAAAGAGAAAAAGATGCGTCAAGAGAGAGCAGTAAAACGATAAATCAACCGGTATATGATTATAGCAAGTCTAAAAGAAGCTGCTGAAGCGGTAGGTATAAGCGCATTTATAACCAACAGTGATGAGAAGATTGATATACAACTCAACCGGCTAACGCGGGAAGAGGATTTACCGATTATGCTTATCAGTTGGGATCTGAGAGCTACAGTTGAGTTTGATAATAATGGATTTGTAATGGATCCACCCTTTGATGTAGTTTGTTTACTGTTAACAAAGACAGATGAGCCTGTGAAGGATGATATGGAGGAAGCAGCAGCTTCGATGGCTACTTTATACATAAACTTCCTTCAACATCTCAACAACACAATTCGTATCCGGCTAAGAGGTTCTGAAACTCGAGCTGTATTCAATGTGAATTATCAATTGGTTCCGAAACATGGTTCTGGACACCATTCAGGTATCTTAGGCAAATTTACACTCCGATATCCACATGAAGTAAGTTGCTCATGAGTGATGAATTGATTGCGATCGCGGTAGAGTTCCTTATGGCGGTTAAAGAAGAGCTTGATCCTTATACAACAAGAAAGGGTGAAGTGCAACCGACACAATCAGGAGCTATCTTATTAACCCCGTCTCATATTCAATTCGCTAGGTATGGACGTGGTCCAGGAAAGCAACCACCATTGGATCCTATATTAGAATGGGTTCAAAGAAAAGGTGTCCGAATCGGAAATCTAAGTGAAAAAGGAACTGCTTGGGCAGTGATTAAAAGCATAGCTAAGAATGGAACGAAGAATTGGGTACCTAATGCACCTAACGCTTTAGAAGAATCATTAAAGAAGAACTTTGAAGACTACCAGCAAAAGATGTCGCGTGCTTTCATAATCGCTATTGATGATCAGATCACAAATCTAACTACCGAAGCGATGAGCATTCATAAGCGCTTCGATTGCTAAGTCCTGTATCAGGCAAACGATCTTTGAAATAAGCAGATGTTCACTGATGTCCACATCGCTTCTAATAATAAAACGGACATTATCATAATCCTCATCTCCGCCTCGAAAGAGAAAGAAGCCCATTGGAGAGAAATTCAGGGACACGATAGGTTGAGGAAGCCTATCATTCATAGAGCTCATCCCGCTTCCCATAGAACAGCGCGCTCAGGGTGAGCCTTTAGAGAGTTGGCTGAGTGGTTGAAAGCAGCGCCCCGCTAAGGCGTCAGATGTAAAAGTCTCGAGAGTTCGAATCTCTCACTCTCTGCAACAAATAAGCTCTCAAGTGAGAAATTTAAAGATCAGTTTAGAGATCGTATTTCTTGTTATTGAGAATAGAAAGATGGACGATTTCTCATGTGAGGAATTTTGTGTCCGAATTCGATAGAAACTAGAGCTCGTATGAGAAAATGGTCAAACAATTACCAAAGCTAGTTTCTCATATATAATGACACAAAGTTAAGATTTTTCTATCGTCTTAGAATTTCTCACAAATAAATAACAAATACCAGTTGGTGTGAGAAAATCGGTGATTAGTTTTGTTGGTCTAATTTCTGTCCAACTTTTATAGAAATTAGAGGATTTTGTTATCTGAAAGATTTGTAGATCTTTGTATGAGAAATACCAAGGTTTGTGAGAAATTCTGATTTCTAAAATGAAGGCTAGCTTCTCTGCAAATAGTGCACCTTTGAGAATTGATTTTCTATAGAATTAGTAACAAATTAGAAAGTTTGTGAGAAATTCTGACTTTAAAAAGTTTAACTAACTTCTTGCAAAAAATTTGACAAATTAAGGATTTTTCTTATTTGTGGAATTTCTATCTTAACGTATGAGAAATACCACTCGGTGTGAGAAAAAATATTTCAAACTTAGATAAACAAATTTTGGAGACCTTTCTGAGAAAATGATCAAACTTTCTCAATCAAGCTCAATTATCCTACAATGATAAGAAATAAGGAGTGGTGTAAGAAAATACCTAATTAGGTTTGTAGGTGGTATTTGTCATTTGTTTTGATAGAAAGGTTGAAGGTGATTAAGGATGCTTCAGAATCTCAAATACCAACAACAAACACCAAGCCAAGTGACATATGAAAGCAAATTCAAGAGTAGGTTCAGATTGCCCGTTCGCAACATGCTATGGATGCATCGTCTGGTTTGCTTGCTACTCCAATGAAGAAGTGAAGCGAACTCAACGAAGTAAAGAGAAGCTAAAATCAAAGTATCGCAAAAAGTGCAGAGTTTAATTTACTTCAGGAAGTTAAGAAACGAAACGATGAAGCTAAGAGGAAGCTAAAATCAAAACTCTGCAGAAAATGCAGCTTTCATTTTGCGTCTTACGCAAAAGAAACGAAACGAGAAAGACGCAAGAAGCTAATTGAAAATGATATGCAGAAAATGCAGCTTTCAAAAATTTAGCTTCAGCGCAAAAAGAAATGAAACGAGAAGCTAAGAAGCTAATGGAGCTAAAAATCACCAATCCACAATCGATGCGAGATTCAAGACTCCTCATAAAGGCGCAAAGTGAAACGAAGAATTGAAGCAAACTAGAATATGGATACAAATGAGATCATTAACCGAAGTGATACAGAAGTATTCTCAATAGAAGAGATGTGTCGAGTGATAGAGCATTATGTTGAGGTTAAGAAGCAGCAAACAATTGTCTGTAATCCCTTTAGAGGATTAAATAGGAAGGATCCATTCTTTCCGATGATGTATGCTGCAAAGACGGAAATGTTAGCAAATGCATTCACAATAGCGAAGGTGTGGTTGAAAGAGAACCATTCACAAAGATAATGCCTCTGTCATTACATCGTGGCGATGGGAAGTATTCAGATATAAGCTAGCTATATCAATAGAATGCTTCTTTATGACTAGTAATCGTAGAGCTGTGCACAGTTCCGATTGAAGGAGTTCGAATCTCCGATGAGGCGCATACCGGACGTTTAGTTATAGTTCGGAAAATCCCGACAAGGTTGAAAGGAAGCTTATCTGTAAGTGATGATGAAAAAGCAGAGAGCTTCCTTTTGTTAAAAATAAAGAGAATAAGCCACGATCTAAATGCAAGTGGCGTTATATATCAGAAGAAGGAATGATCCTTCAAATACAACGTCAAAAACATATAAATAATGGCTATAACAATTACACCAGAGATATTAGGGCAAGTAGCAACATCAACAAGAACATATTGCTACCTATACGAACCTCTAAGAGTACGAATAATTGAATCAGGATCCTTTGTTGTTCGAGTTAACCTTAGGATAAGAGATATGCAAACAGATGCGATAATAGAAACGTTGCCCAATTATTTGGAAGCTGATTTAAATGCTAGTGGAGAGATCACTATCGATCTTATGAAATTAACCAGGCAGCATCACGCAGCAAATGTTTATAAGATCGCATCAGGATCACATATTGATTGGAAAACAATTGTTACCCAATATAAGTATGATTTTCTGATCACGACAGATGTAACCACAACTCCTTCAATAATAGCAAAGCTTCCATTGATAGGAGGAAGAAGCTTCAGAAACTTTACATCAACTGTCTATTCAACACAGCATTTGAATGAATGGAGTGTTCAAGGAATAAGTCAACCAGAATTTGATAGTTATCCATTTTTCGAGATAACCTTAAAGGATCCAACTTTGACTGATTCAAGGCCTACTGTATACTTTGATCAACCAACTCAAGGAAGAATTGTATGTGGAGGATATCTGATTTGGAAGAGTCGATATGGAGGTTGGATGAGTTACGGCTTCGATATCTTAACAGTTACTCCTACTCAATCTTATAGTGAAACATTGGATGTTGATATGTTTAAAAGTACAGCTACAACAGGAGGAAGTCCTTACGTAGAAACTAATTATACGAAAGTAGCTTTCAAAGAATCAATCACTGTCCGCTCTATAGGAGTCACTCAGAAAGAAGCAGAGGCTTTGAAAAGTATCGCTTATTCTCCAGCATTATATTTTATGACAAGCGAACAAGCTCCCCTAGAGCTAATGAGAGTAAGTTCGATAGCTATTCCTACCTCAAATCTAACCAATGGTGCAGATGTGACGATATCTCTAGAAAGTATATCATCTACTGAAATGGATGTGCGATGATCAAGCAAGAACTCTACATAAAGAAAAACACTAGTTGGATAGCTCTAGAAACATTTGATAGAGAGAGTGTGAAGTATAATGCTGTAGTCAATCGAATAGGTAACCCTTATTCAAGAGAAATAAAGCACAGCAATACACTTAGTTTACCGTACACTAGTTACAATATAGCTGCATTGGAGTTGAATCGATTTAATCATACCTCTTTATCAAATCAATTGAATAAGAAGTGGGAGTGCAAGGTGTTGATTGATGATGATAGTATATTGAAAGGTTATTTGGTCATCAATAATACAGATGGTGGCCAGATAAATGTAAATTATATAGATGGAGCGCTAGCTTTAATTGATTTGTGGAAAAAGGATAACTTATACAATCTTTTTAATACAAGTGAGCTTTACTCAAATCTCCCGATTACTTATCAGAGTGTAGTTGATGAGATGACATCGTACAATATCACTTCAGGCGATTTAGCAAGATTATCGACAATTTCAGGGAAGACTTATCCATTATCCCTCTTTCCTAATACCTTAAATTCGATAGGCGACAAATTCAACAAGCTAGATACTGATGAGCGAGTTCCTCCTGATAGAATCAATCCCTGGCAAACAAGACCTCTATTAAATGTTAAGGCTTTTTTGGATTCAATTTGCTATGCATATGGATACATGCCAATATATGAGAAAGAGGTCGATATCAATGATCTATCTGTATCCTATATCGTCTCAGATAAAGGTAAAAATAATAATGAAGCAAAGAATTCATTGTTGCAATTTACCTCAGACACCAATGCATCAAGCAATCCATATGGAACATCTTTTTCAACTCCACCTCCCACAAACTATTGTTATAATGTGATGGAGTTTGTGGGGATTGGGCCGTATTTTAGACCAATCGATATTCCAAACTGGGGTAAACCTGCTGATATGTATCCGGACTATTCGTATAGACTTCGAACTTGTGGGTATATGCCGGATGTAAGTAAGGGGTATGTAGGAACGATCAATATTCATGGCAATTTAGCAATCGTATCTCCATATGGAGCAGCTCTTGAACCATTGAATGCTCGAGTGAGTGTATTTGCAGCTTATGAGAATGTAACTCCTGGAGGTAATGTGGTTTTCAAAACCTTAACAACTGATCCCGACCTCTCTGTCTATGCAGAGATTACAAGTATTGATTGCGAAGTAGATAAGGCAGAGATGGAGATTCCTCCCGCAGGAGGAGGAACTTTTCTTGGTATCTTTGTTGATGTTAAGAGTAAAGGTGGAATCAATGCCTTTGATCAACAGCTGCTAGATTCCTATATAGTAGAAACATATATTAATCCAGCAGCAGAAGAGATCGTGTACAATGAGAATGATGAATACTTCATAAACACAACTGTAAATTTAACAAGCGAATTCCCCAAGAATTCGATCAGTACTCTACTAGTAGGAATCTTATCTCAACAAGGTCTTCTTTGTGATATCGATGAAAAAAATAAGGAGGTCGTTTTCTTTACATATGGAACATATTCTCGAAAGATTGCAGTTGGAGATTTTTATGACTGGAGCAATCATCTAGTTAGTGAGAGATTGGCGGTCTATGATACAGATTTTGGATTGAATTATGGAAAGATTAATAGAATCGGTCTCAAGGAGCCTTATCGTGGAAACTCTTACGATAGAGTACTAACAACCGGAGGAATTGAGAGTAAATTAGATTCTTTGGTTGAATACTATTCAAAAGAATTCAAAGACATATCTGCCGTACAATCTGTTAATTTTCTAGGATCTCATCCTTATTTCGAGTATAAGAATCTAGGATTAGGGTTAGTGAATTCGGAGTATGATATCAATGGATTAATTCCAACCAGAGCAAACGGAACAGAAGGAAGTTCTAATAATTATGCTCATGTGCAGAATATCAATTATTTATCCCTTCCTCGCGGAATAGAGGAGTGGTATAATCTAATTGATATAGGACTTCGAGTTAAGGTTCAATTCACAATCCCAGAATCCACCATAAAGACACTCGATATCAAGAAGCCTGTATATGTGAATGATCTATTAGGGTTCTGTATAATAGAAGAAGTCAAAGAGTATATTAATTCTACTGTACCGGTAGATTTGTATTTATTAAGAGCTCCGTCATTAAGCTCAAGATATTACTCATATCAGACAACAGCTGGATTCTCAATCTTATATGATGCAGATACAGGTAAGTATTACGTAAATGGAACAGCTACTGCAAATGCAGTGCCTGGATCGGTAGGTGATATTGATAATTCTAGGATTCCAAGACCTCCTGTGGATTATTATTCTCTCACAAATAACATTCAAATTGTTGCGTCAAGTGGTCTTGTTGTATATTGGTCTGGATCGATCGGAGATGTTTATGATTTAGTAGAAATGGGACCCTTTCATCCTTAACAATTATGGCAGATACACAAAATACAATTAAGACGAGAGTCGAGTTAGATGTTACTCAAGCTCAACAAGAGATCATAAGGTTGAATGCTGCAGCTACAGATTCAACAAAAAGTCTAAAAGAGAGATTAGTAGCAAAGAATGAAGCTGTAAAGATCCAGAATCAACTCATGGAGCAAACCATTGAGCTGTATGAAGAGGAAGTTAAGCTTCTAGAGGCGACCGGTGCTACTGAGAAGGATATCGAAAAAGCAAAGAAGAAGCTTAATGGTGAGCGCATAAAACAAACTCGTACAACCGAGAATAATGATAAGGCTCAAAGAAAACTAACAGAAGCCTACAAGGATTCTAGAAATCCGATCAAGCAGTTGGATAGTGCAACAGGAGGTTTGCTTGGAAAGATGCAAGCCTTCATTGCAAATCCAATCGGAGTTGTGATTACAGCTTTAGTTGGACTCTTTACATTATTCAAGAAAGCTATCAATAGTACAGAGGATGGTCAAGCTAAGCTCGCTGCTATAACAGGAGCACTTGGTCAGGTATTCACAAATATCGTAACGATTCTTTCAGATGCATTGCAACCTATCTTAGATTGGTTAGTTGATGCTTTGTCCAAATATTTGAATCCGGTGTTCGTTGCTTTAGGTGGAGCGGTTGATGTAGTGATAGCTGGATTTAAAGCTTGGTTGGATGTTGTGAATCTAATGCTTACTCCAATCAAAGCGATAATTGCTGGAGTACAAGCGGCAGCATTAGCTCTGGAAGGTGACTTTGCAGGAGCAAAGCAGGTGATGATCGATTTTACGAACTCGACAGTCGAAGCTGCTGAGTCGATGGTTGATTCTTTTAAGGAGGTTGGGCAAGTCGCGGTTGAAGCATTCGAAGAAACAACAAAAGCATTTACAGAAGCTGACGGAGCCGCTACATCTCTCATATCATCTGCTGCTCAAATTGAGCTCGCTCAAAATACTCTCAACAAATCAAAAAGAGAGCAACAAAAGCTTGATGCTGAGCTAAATGTTCAAGCGAAGAACGCTTTGCGAGATTCGAAGGATTTTGAGTTATCGTTTGAAAGACGAACAAAGGCTTTGCAAGATTATGCAGCCTTAGAAGCTGAGCGCAATGCAAATGCTAAGAAAGTTCTTGATGATGAGATTGCCTTATTAGAACGAAGACGAGGTCTTGGAGGCAATACAAAGGAGGATGAAGAAAAGTACAACAACCTCCTCATAGAGCGAATTAATCTAGATGCACTAATCGCTGATAAGGAAAGAGAGATTATCAAAGCTCGCAAAACTTTGATAAGTGAACAGCTTGGTGCAGAAGCAAAGCTTCAAGCTGAAAAACAAAAGGCGATCGATGAAGAGGAAAAGCGAAAAGAGGAGAAGTTAGCAAAAGATAAAGAGCTTGCTCAGCGAGAATATAAAACTCAGCTTGAGATTGATGAGATTGATTTAGAAAGACGAAGGCAGAAGGGTGAGAATGTATTGAATCTTGAACTTGAGCTTTTGAATCGTAAGATGGAGCAAGAGCTTTCTAATACTGAGTTATTAGAAAGTGAACGAACAGCTATCATAGAGCGGTATAAGTTACAAGAAACCAATCTCAAGCAAAAGGCTGATGAGGCGAAGATAGCTTCAGATAAACAGTATACAAAAAGTGCTTTAGGAGCTGCTGCAGAGGTCTTTGGTATGTCTCAACAATTAGCTTTAGCTGAAATGATCATGGCTGCTCCAAAAGCGATTGGAAGCTCATTTGCAAAGGCAGCTGAGACATATCCTTTTCCATTATCATTAGCAATGGGTGCAGCAGGTGCTGCTGGCACAGTTATTCCAATCATCAAAGGAATATCTGATATCAAAAAAGCTAAAGTAAAGGGAGCGCCGCCGAGTAGTGGAGGAACAGCTCCTAATGTTAATGCAGCAATAAAGTCACCACCTGCTATCGCAGCCGTTACTGATATAGGTGCCAATAATGCAGCACGACTAGCTCAAGATCCCAGTTTGACGCAAGCATCAACACAAATCGCTTCTGCTAGCGTTCAAGGAGGAGTGAGAGGGGAAGTTGTATTCTCTGAAGATAATTATCGAGATTTCAAAAATCAGGTACAATTTAAAGAAGATAAAACAACTTTCTAATGAAACTAGAAGAGAGAATTAAAGCTGCAGAAGAGCGAACGAATATCAATCCAACAGAAAAGCAGAAAGAGTTTGGTAACTATTCCAAAGGAAAGGTTACAATTAATGGATTTAAGATTGCAATCGAGAATCCATTAGGCTCAATCAGGAGAGGTGTTGATCTAGATGGCAAATCTTGGGAAACACAAATGCAGCATTCTTATGGCTTCTTTTGTGGAACTGTTGGTAAAGATGGAGATCCAATCGATGTCTTTTTAGGTACTGATTTTTCGAACGATAATCTCTATGTGATTGATCAAGTAAACCCAACAACAAGAGCATTCGATGAACATAAGGTTATGTTTGGGTTTAGCTCGATCGATGAAGCAAAGCAGGCATATTTAAGTAATTATGAAGAAGGGTGGTCTGGATGTGGATACATAAGCGAAGTGCAAGTAGAAGTGTTTCGATTATGGTTATATAACTCTAAAATGACCAGACATCCATTCAACCGTTTTAAGAATAAATCGAAACCAGTGAATGTAGCACAACCAAGAGCAATTACCATTAAGATGGAGTGTGAGGTGATTGAGGATGTAACTTTAAAGAATCTTCAAGAGCAAGCAGGAGATATTGATAGTTTTGATATTCTAAGACTCGAGATCGGTAGCCCAGGAGGAAGTGTTGATGAAGGAATGAAGATCATGCGATGGTTAAATGAGCTTTCTATGAAGGGAAAATTCGTTATAACGATCGTTACAGCAAATGCTTATAGTATTGCTTCGATGATCATGTTAGTTGCAAATAAGCGGCTAATATCAAAGTATGGTGAAGTGATGGTTCATGATCCGATGGTTCCTAATCTGGAATACGTGAATGCGAATGAGTTAGAGGAGTATGCAAGTCAATTGCGAGAGCTTGAAGCTCATATGCGAGAGTTGTATATGGCTTTCACAGGATTACCAGAAGATACGATCAAGCAATTGATGGAAAAAGAAACCTTTATTAAGCCAGAAGAAGCTGTAAAATTAGGCTTTGCTGACGAGGTAATCGATTTCGAGAAAAAAGAATATGTAACGGCAGCAGTTGCCACCAAACACAAGTTAAGTAATATGAAGAAAACATTAAACATTCTGAGTAGAGTGATAGCGATGCTTCAGTACAAAGATGTCATCAATCAACTCTATAGTACTTCAGAAGGGGGGGAGGTTGAGATCTATCAAAACGATCCTTCTCAATATGCGATCGGAGATCGCACGAATTTTGAGCAAGGTGAAGTAAAATTGGCTGATGGAATGACTCTAGTTATTGAAGATTGGGTTATCACTGATATCAAACCGGTGATTGAACCAGCAGAGCCAGCAGAACCTGCAGAGCCAGCAGAACCTGCAGAACCTGCAATGCCTACAGAACCTGCAGCAGAATTTAATGAAGGACCAGCTCCACAAGAACCTATGAAGCCTACTGCAGCAACTCCTATGACAGAAGAAGAGAAGATGGCTGCCGACTTGAAAGCTAAACAAGAAGAAGAGATGATTCGGAAAGAAATGCTCGGAACAATCAAAGCTCTTTCTGATGAGATTGCGAAGCTACAAAAGCAAGTGAATGAATTGGAGGCTGAGAAAATCAATTCCAGAATGGAAGAGTTTGGATCTCAGATGGCAGCAATATCTCAAAAGATCAGTAAACTTGAAGAGTCAGGCGAGATAGCGGCAGAGGCAATCGAGATGGTGGCTACTCACACTCAATCTGTATGGGATACTAAGCCCAGAGTAGTAGCTAAAGCTAATCCATATTCAGGAAAATCTATCTTTCAACAAGCGAAGGCTAGAATGCTGGAAGGAAAGAGCAACAACAAATAAGCACTCTCATAAAGCAAGCGAATAAAATAACAACAACAAGAAATTAAAATTTTAACACTTTATTATTATGGCATTTAATGTAGGCGCAGCTCCCCAAGGAATTTTAGCGAGAGCACTAACTGATAACATTTTTGTAGAGATGGATCTGGCTTTCATGAATGAGGGCGATCGCGACGGATACAATGCTTATAAGCACGATATCAAGAACGTGCTTCGTGCCCGTTCTACAGATCCTTCTGCTAGTGTATCAAACACTAGTCAAAAGCAGGCGTTCAAAAGAAACCTAGTAGTAGTTGAATCTTTCGAAACTTTTGATCCGGTTGATTATCATACTCATTGGAGAGAGTATCAGCCAGAAGGTGATTTCCAATGGGAAGGTCTTCCTGCTGAAGTGCAAGCTACTTTGGAGGAATTGTTCTTAGGAACATCTGCTGAAGCCGTTGAAGATATCTTAACTAATGGTAGCGCAGATCCTGCGATCACCGGTTTGATTCCTCAATTGGAATCTACTTCATTAACCTCATTAACATCTCCTGCCGTTGCAGCTAGTGGAACTGTAACTTGTGCATCTGCTGTAGCTGACGATACCGTTACTGTTAATGGTTTGGTTTATACTGCAGTTTCTGGAGCAAAAGCAAATAACACTCAGTTTAGTATTGATACTTCTGATACCGCTGCTGCTGCTGACTTGGCTGATTCAATCTTGAATGATGCTCGTCCAGGAGTAACTGTTCCATCTGTTGATGTGACTGCAGTTAGTGCTTTAGGAGTAGTTACTATCACAGCTTCCACTTTAGGTGTTGTTGGAAACGGTATTGATTTAGCAAGTTCTAATGGAACTCGTCTTGCTGTTTCTGCTGCTACTTTGGAAGATGGAGTTGAGGCTTCAGTTACTGATGCTACTCCTACTCAGGTGGTAAATAATACTACCATCGCATTCCGTGCGCACGGTGGCGGTACCGGAGAAGCTTATGGTGAAATTCTGACCACTAGCAACATCTTCGATAAATTGGAACTATTGATCAAGCGTCAGACTCGCGCTATGCGTCGTCGTCCAGGTCGCAAGTTTATGGTTTCCAATGCAACTCGCGATTTAGTGATGGAAGCACAACGTCTGCAGTTGAACTTCAAAGGTGTGGATGTAACTGAAGAAGGTATCGCAAGATATGCTGGTTACGATATTATTGCCAACCCATCATTCCCAGACAATACTATCTTGTTCTGCTCTATGACAGGTGATATGAAGACTGATGCTATCCAGCTTGGCACTTCTCGCAGCTCTGATTTCAACAATTTGGCAGTTGCTCGTTTGAATGAGTTCAACCGTCAGTGGGGTATGTGTTTGACCTTTGCATTGGATATCTTTGTGGTTCGTCCGGAAGAGTGTTGCTATTACACCACCAATGTGATCGCGTAATTGCATCAAACTAAGAATAAATTAAACTAACCGGAAAGGGACTCTAATACAGAGTCCCTTTTTTTTAAGATTTTTGAAACCGATAAAATAAAATTGCTATATGAGCTGTAATGATGTGATTAGTGGAGGTATCTTGAAAGACTGTACCACTATTGCTGCTCCTGTTGGGGTAGAAAAAGATTTAATCTTGGTCAATTATGAAGACTTTGATTTCGCAGCAACTTTTGACGCTGCTAACCGAGAAGCTGATGACACCAACAATAACATAGGTGGACTCACCGCCATAAAGTTGAAGACTGGAGCATCCCAATACACTTTCGAAGGAACTGATTATTCAGTCATTCCAACGGTAACTGGAGAGGTGAAAGATGATGGTGACTCTTGGTTTGTACATAGTATTGCTTTTACTGTGTATTCAAAGAAAGCGGCTGATCGTAAGGTATTAGAAGATCTTGCTGCATCAAAAGTAATTGCTATCGCAGTTGATCGTTCAACTGGATTGTACGAATTATTCGGCGCAGAACAAGGATTGAAGATGGGTGCTCTGGAGCGTGTATATACCGGTGCTCAGAATTCGAATTTCTATAGCATCACTATTCAGACGCCGGATGTAGCTGTAGTGAGAGAATCGCAAATTGCTGAATTAGCAGTAAGTGTAGAGGTAGCTGCTTAATTATGTTTTGTTCAGATAAACTCCTTGGAGATATTGCTAAAGTGAAATGCCCCCAGAATATTCTTCGGGGCTTCACTGGCAATATAACGATAAAAGATTGGCGAGGTTTTAACAGTTTTAATCCAGATAGTAGTTATTTGGATACAGTATCCATAGAAGCGAATCCTACTTCTATTAAACCAGAATCAACTCCAGAAGTGAGGGAGGATAATCTGACTGTTTATATACACAAGCTATCTTTTAGTGTTAAGAATATGTCTGATGATGTTGCTCTATCATTAGCTAAATGGACAAATATCCCACTCATCATAGAACTTGAACTTGAGAGCGGTGAGATAATGACTATGTTTCCAGAAGCTGGAGCTAAGGTATTGGCAACAAATCTCTATTATGGTCAAGAGTCAGAGTACACAGCAATAACATGTCAACATTACCACAGAGAAGCTCGGGAATCAATTCCTCCACAAATTGTTGCCTTGCAATCTTATACTGTAGATTTTGATGTTGATGAGATAACTAGTGGCGATATAGGAATCACTTCTAATACAGCGACAGGTCTCACTTTTAGCGTTTATAATGTCACACAGGATATAGTGTTGAGAGATCATGATTCTTTGGAAGGAAATGTCTCTAAGACTGTTAACTTTACAACTAATCCTGGAGATATCATTAGAATGATAATTCATGCATCTTCTGGTGCAAGCTATAATACACTTACAATCAATAACTGGTACGGATTCGCTAAAACAATCATAAGTGAAGGTAATCCAATACTTACAGTAGGGTATAACGAACCACTTACTTTTAAGGTGACTTGTGGATCTGTTGAAGAAATACTTGTAAGTAAAACATTAGGTGAAAATCTACAGTTTATTTTAGGTGGAGGAATCTCTTGGGAAGATAAGTCTGGAGTTTCAGGGTTTATTGTTGATGTGGCTCCAGAGGGATCAACTCATAGAGTTAGATTCCGACTATTCTCATCACCAATCACTATTAATCTATATGACTCTACTTATGAGCTTATAACAGAAGGGAAGTATAGTGAACTATATTCGATAGCATAAGGATTCAGTAGATAGGTTACAAAAACCTATCTACTAAACCCATATTCAAAATAAATCAAATCCAACTAATCGTCAGCTAGAGTAAACAGCTGGTCACTTATTAATTTAATAATATGAGTTATAGATCAAATAGTATTCCCAATGTACGCACAATAAAGGCGCAGAGGGGAGAGTCTCTCAAGATTGATCTCGGAAAGACTTTCGAGGGAATCTTGACAGCTTGGATGAAACGCGACCCAAATGATCTCGAGTATAGAGAATTTGAGGTGCAAGACGGAAGGTATCTATATCTTTCAAAAGAAAAGGCTAGCGATTATTATGACGAGATTAATCCAACTGAATTAGTCTCAGCAATAGCTGGCAAATGGTTTTTTGATGTAGAGCAAGAGATTGAAGGAGAAGATACGCGGACCATTTATCGTGGAACTATCTTGTTTCAAAATGATATAACAGGAAGTGCTGGATCAGAAGGTGTACCAGTTCCCCTGTCCTTATTTTCTGACTATAAATTTAATGGATCGCCAGGAATAGATCCTAATCAGGGCTATTTGAGCTTTGATGCAGCTACATACGAAGACACCGCCACCATAAAGATCAATAAGCTGAATTTGAATGGATTAGATTTATCTGATTTCATATCTCAACTCACAGTTGGTGCAGCTATTGAGCTTTATGATACTAATTATCCAACTCAATCTGTAGTTTTTCAGGTTGCTTCAGAATACTCTTTAAATGGAAACATTTACTCTATTCCAGTAAACTTTCGAAGTAGTACAGGCGAAATCTTTATTAATGGACATTATCTAAGTTCATTGTTTATGAGTCCAGGTGAAGCCTTTCGAAAAGAAAATACTTCAACAGGAATAGTGTGGGGTGGAACATTAACTATCAATCCACTCGATAATTCAAAGTTTGATATCGAAGCTGGAGAGGCGCATTTTATTAATGCATATTCTGATCAAGCAAATCCTACTTATCGAATAGCAGTTTGGGAAAAGCAAGAATCTGTAACTATTGAAAATCTCGCAACCGAACCCGTCACCTTTATATCTATGGAATATGATGGGAATGGTGGGGTTATTTTTAATCAAGATTCAGATTTGATATCTTCCTCAGAAACTAGAGATAAAGTTCAAATAGGTGTTATAGTTCATGAAAATAACACCAGCATATCAAAAGTTGGATCATTGTCAAATTGGAGTGCAGATGTTGATCTGAAGATTAATGATATCTTCAATGCTTTTGGTACAACATCTGTTTCAGGAAATCGATTCTTCTCTAATGGAGGATTAAAGATAAGTAGAACGGAAGGTGTCTCTTTATCATTAAACCATAATCGAGTTAATGATACTAAGACTCCTAACTATCTCACATCAGAAGCAGAGGATGACTTAACATTTTTAGCTGTAAAAGGAGGTTCAACATTAACTCCAACTAACGATATCGATACAAGCTATTATGATCCAGGTGGATTAGGAGTATTAGTTCCAATTCCCACAGGATATTGTACTACTCATGGAATCTTCTATAGCCCAACAACCGGCTTAACTTTTGTTCATTACGGACAATTTTTATACGACAGTTTAAAGAAAGCTGTTCAAAGTTGGCAGTTTGAAGATTATAATGTGGTACCTCAATTGAGAGAAGTTGCATTAATGGGGGTACTTGCGTTCGAAGCAGGAGCAACAGATCTATCGAACCAAGAACAAGCCAAGTTCATAAAGCCAACGATGCTGGGGATTAAAGGAGTTTCTCCTGTTACTGAGTATTCTCGATATGGCGAATCAGTTGAATTAATAAATGGATTAAGTTACGATAAACAAAATACTACCCTACTATCTACAGGTGGAGTTATCTATGTTGATGTTGAAAGATTAGGTGGAGGTGATATGATCTATGTATTTGGTCAAAGAGAATATGTATTGGATTGTAGAACTGGAGCTGGTGTAGATGGAAAGGCTAGGGTAGCCTTGACTGCTGGAGCAAGCTCAAAGGCTCCTGTTGATAATTATGTTTATGTGATTAGGTCTGGAGATGTAGCTATTCTTCAATCCTCAACAACTAGACCAACTGGACAATTTGCATATATTGGGAACTATCTCGTTCCAGATGCAACAACCTTTCTAACGACAGGCGCATATAAGAGCCAGGAGTTTACTGATGCTAAATCGTTTGATGGACGCTCAGCCGTACAAAGATCTAGTGAACGATTAAGAGTACTGCCTGCTGAGTTTGAGGAAGGAATGCTTCAAACTGTGACAGTAACAACTCTTCCTGATCCAGATAGTGTGGATTTTGAATTTACATCAGGAAAAGCCTGGCAAAAACATTTACAAAACACTCCTGCTTTGAAGGTTAGTGTTGATGGAATTTATATCATCAACCATCCAACCGATCCATATATCAAGATCAATAATCTGAATGATCCTGAAGCCTTACAGACAGCAAGCGGAGAGAGTCTTTCTGGTCGCTGGTTTAATTGGGTTATTTGGGTTGCTGTAAATAAAACTACAGATGAATGCAAGTTATATCTAGCTTTACCGAATGGTAGTTATGGATCAGATGCAGATGCTATTGCTGATCCTAACAATACAGCAGTCACCACTATTCCAAAAAGTTTCAGAGGTGTTGGGTTGTTGAATGCAAGACTTCCCTTTAGACATAGGACTCTCAATAATGGAACTTATACTAATTTAGCTGCAAGTGTTTTAGGTCAGCAAGTAATTGATCTGAGAGGAAAAGTAGCTAATGTTGGAGCTGGTGGAGGATTAATTCCAGCTAGTACTGTATTTGCTAATGACACTTTTCGCATATACGACTATTTGAATCTGTATCAAATGGGTTTTAATCTATCTTCCTTAACGGCAGATAGAACTTATACGATGCAAGATAAGAGTGGAACACTAGCACATTTAGCTGATTTAGGTATCCAAAATTACACTCCACTAACAAATGCAAATAACGGATTAATCCTAACTTCAGGAAAGTCTTATACTTTTAATGCAATTGCAGCATTTGCTGTTTCAATGCCAGCGGCACCAACTACAGGTGTGAGATTTAGGGCTTACTTTGATTCAACAGCAACCTTCAGTGTAACTTTCAATGGTAATGGTAAGAATATTGAAGGATCATCAACATTCATAGCAGGAGCTGATGCGAATGGAGGTGTATATGAATTTGTTTATAATGCATTAGCTGGAGAATGGAAGGTTATTAATCTCGTAGGCGGTGGAGGTGGCGCTGCTGAAAGAGAGATCGTAGCACCAACATCGTGGGATGGTAGTCAATACAATTTACCACTAGATGGTAAACAGTACACAAAAACAGTAAATAATGCAGTCACTACATTAATCGTCGGATTAGACTTCCAAGATGACTCTGCAACTGTCTCAAGGACTACTTACTTAGTGATTGATAATTCAGGAAACTCATCAGCCATAGAGTCGATCTCTTATATAGGTGGAACTTGGGCTTGGTCAGTAGGTGACCCAATTAATAGTATAGCTGCTGGCGCAATAGTGGAGATTGAAGTGAGAAATCGAAGTAACACTCTTGTAAAAGCATTAACAGATGTTGAAGATTAGTTATGGGATTAAATCAAGGGAAAAGACATAAAAATCCGGTAGGAGTTCTGAATAAGATAGTGCGTGATTCAAACAGTATTCCTATTGCGATGACAGAGGCAAGAACTAAAGCAGACGGGGGGAACCTGTCTGCTAATCTTGGTACTGAAAGAGAACCTAAAAATGGATGGTGTTATAAAGGGGATGGAAGTGCTTATGTAGATATAGGATCGAAATTATTAACAAATTTTATACACCAAACAGGAATATTTGAGGTATCATTTGAAGCTAAATTACAATCTTATTCTCCAGCAGCTGCAATATTTTCAACCGCAGTTAATGTTGGCAATACGGGGGTATATATTGGAGTTGTAGGATCTGCATTGAGGTCTTTTATAGTAAGTACAGCAAATATAGCTATAAGTGATTACACATTTTCAACAGATAATGAATTTCATTTTTATAAATTCATTGGTGATGGGGAATCTATGATTGTATTTGATAATGGTATTCAAGTAGATTCAAT